ACGGCGCCTCGCACGCCGATCCGCTTGGCCGACGACGACGACGAGCTGGGCATCCTCGACATGTGCAGGCTTATGCACCGCGAGCAGCCGTACCATCCGCTCAACATCGGCAAGGTTGCGGCGATGGTGCGCCTCGCCATCCACCAGGGGCCTGAACGGAGAGGCATCCTCGGCGTGATCGGCGAGCGCGATCATCTCCGCGCTGCGATCTTCCTGCTGATCGAACCGATCTGGTACAGCGACGACTGGCAGCTTCTTGAATTTTTCAACTACGTCCGGCCCGAATATCGGCGTCAGGCCTACGCCCAAGACCTCATCGCTTATGCGAAGCGATGCTCCGATCAGATCGGCCTCGACCTCACCGTCGGCGTGTTCTCGAACGTCCGGACCGAGGCGAAGTGCCGTCTCTATCGCCGCTGGTTGCCGCAGATGGGCGCGTTCTTCTGCTACGCGCCCCCGAACCGGAAGCCCTTCGCTCAACGCCTCGCGGATATGCCGACTGCCAATAGCGTCGCTGCGGAGTAGCCATGGGCTCGAAGGGCGGGACCACTCAGCAAACGTCATCCTCCTCGGGGCCGCCGCCTCAGGTAATGGCTGAGTATCAAGGCCTCGTCGACCGCGCCACCAACGTCGCGAATCAACCCTATCAGCCCTACCAGGGCGAACTGGTCGCCCCGCTGACGAGCCAGACAGAGCAGGGGCTCGGGGGAATCAATCAGTACGCGAACGCGGCGCAGCCCTATCTCGGTGCGGCGGGGGCGCTGACGATGGGGGCGAGCGCTCCCGTCAACCCCGCGCAATTCCAAGGCATGGGTAGCCTTAGTCCTTTCATGAACCCGTTCACGTCCTCGGTCGTTGACACGACCCAGGCCGAAATGAATAATCAGAACCAACAACAGGCCCAGTTCTTAAATTCCGCAAATATTTCTTCGGGGGCTTTCGGCGGTGACCGCGCCGGTATCGGTCAATCGATTCTAGCGAACCAGCAACAGCTCGCCGAAGCGCCGACGATCGCGGGCCTGAATCAGGCGAACTTTTCGCAGGCGATGCAGGACTGGACGGGGCAGCAATCCACCAACCTCGCGGCGCAGCAAGCCAATCGAAGCGCCCAGCTCGCGGGCGGCGCTCAGCTCGGGCAGATCGGCTTGTCCGCGCAGGAGGCGGGCCTCCAGGGCGCACAGGCCAACATCCAAGCGGGCACCATCCCGCAGCAGGAACAGCAGCTGATCGATAACGCCGCTCAGCAAATGTACCAGCAGGGGCAGGCGTATCCGTTCACGACGACGGGATGGTTGGGCAATATTATCGAGGGAGTTGGAGGCCAGTCCGGAGGCCAGAGCCAGACCACTTCGCCGGGGCCAAACTCCATCACCCAAGGGCTCGGCGCGGCTTCGCAAGGCGTGGGCCTTCTCACCAGCCTCATGTCGCTCTCGGACGAGCGGGCGAAAGAGAACGTCGAGGAGATCGGCAAGACCTACGACGGGCAGAACATCTACCGCTACAATTTCAAGGGCGACCCGCGCACCCAGATCGGCTTGCTGGCGCAGGAGGAGGCCTATCACCATCCTGGCGCTGTCCAGCGCGTTGGCATGGGCGATCTGCTTGGCATCGATTACCACTCCGCGACGGACGACGCGGCCGAGCGCGGCCATTACGCCGACGGCGGCGCGCCGGATCAGGGACCGCCTCCTGGCGGCATGACGCAGGGCGTCACGCAGGGCATCCAGCCGCAGCAGCACCCCCAAGAGATGTCTCCCGGCCAGACGCTGATGTTTACGGACCCGAACGCGGGCGCGCGCCTCGGCATGGGCTCGTTCGGCCTCATGGGCGGGACCAGCCAGCATCCCTTGCCCGAGACCGCGTACTCTGGGCCAAGCCGCCCACCGTCGAGCCCGGTCCCGTTGGGCGCGAACGAGGGGAGCACCTTGTCTCCTCTCGGCAGCCACTTGCCTTCGATCTTCCCGAGCCAACCCCAGAGCCAAGGGAGCGGCGCGGCTTTCGGCGGGCGGATTGGCTTCGATGATGGCGGCGGCATTGATGACAGCGCTCCGACTGCCGCGCCCACCGGCTTGTGGGGCTCCATGTTCGGCAGTCCGGAGCGGCGCGCGGCTCAGCCGCAATCGCGTGGGGCCTTGCTGGGCATGGGCGGCTTTCGGGACATGCCCGACACGACCCAGAGCATCACCGACGAGCGGGACGCGCCGACGGACCAAGCGTTTTGGATGAAGAATTATTATGAGCCGTCGAACGAGGGGAAATACATGCCCTCGCTGAGCGGCGTTGCGCCGGGTAGTGGGCAAGTGACTCCTTGGGACCCAACGGAGACGACTAGCTCGCTTGTCGTCGACGATGATGGAACCGAGGCGGGCTACAAGCCTTCATTCCAACAAGGCTGGCGGCCTCGGCCTTCGGGTCAGGCGGCCTATCGGCCTTCGCCAGTTCTTCACAATGAGTACGGGGACAATATTGGGCCGATGGGGCCGAATCTGCCTCGCGGTCCCACCGGCACCAGCGTCGATCCAGAGATGCCGTACCTGGGCTCTCATTTGCCGATCGCCCCCGGCGATCCCGGCTGGACGCCTCCGCCCTCACTGTCTGGGCCGCACAATCGGAAGGGAGACCCGGATCGGCCTGGGTATGGCAGGCCACCCATGCCGATGAGTGCCCGCGCGAGCTTCCAGGGCGGCGGCGCGCCGCAGTTCGTCAACGGCAACCCCGCATTCGGCATGGCCACTCCCGGCTTCCAGCCGGGGGTCGATCAACTGAACCCCCTCGCGGGCGTCAACGAGGCGGTCTTCGGCGAGGAGACCGCTGGCTCCAAGAATCCCTACTACGGGCTCGACTTCGACCAGATCGAAGCGATCAGCGGCGGGCAGTGGATGCCGCCGCAGACCGGCGCGCAGCAGCCGGACTATGGGAACCTCCAGAACTCGCCGCAGTTTGGCGCGGCCGAGTCCTCGCTCTCGGGCTCGTTCGGTCTCCCCGGCTACACGCCTGGGTCGACGACGCTCGGCACGAGCGGCTCGGGTCCGACCGCCCCTGCCGCCAATGCGCCTGGAGGCGGCGGCTCCATGGGCGCGCCGACGATGGGCGGGATTGTCGGCGGCGCGAAGAGTCCTGGCGCGATGGGCGCGGCGGGCGCGACGCAAGGCGGGCTGTCTCGCGGTCAGCTCGCTAATGTTTTCGATCAATATTTCGGCGGCGCTTCGCCTGCGCAGACAGCGCCGTCTCCTATCCCCCCTGGTCATGCGCGTGGCGGTCGCATCGGGCGGCAGACGGGTGGCCCGACGGCGACAATGGCGCTCCCCATCAATCAGGGGCCGTGGGGCGTTCAGAGCGGCGGGAGCGGCGGCGGGACCCAGCCAGCGGCGAACAGCGGCATGGGCAGTCTCGGAGGCAGTGCGGGCGGGCCGTGGACGCAGATGATGGGCACCCCGAGCGCCATGAACCCGAGCGGCAACGCGGAAGTCGGCATGGCGAACTGGGCTGGGTTCTCAGGCCCGCAAGGCATGATGGAAGCGGACGCGGAGGGCTTTAGGGCCGATGGAGGAGGCGTGGACATGAACGGGCGCTCTGGCTTCCAACGCGGAGGATTCCCGCAGTTCACCACTTACCAGCCGACGGCGACCCCGGCGCGCAATCCTCCAACCTACAGCGCGCTCGACCTCTCGCACCTGTTTGGAGGCGGGCAGCAGCAGCAAGCGCCTCGCGCTATCCAGATCCAGCGCCAGCTCGGGCAGGCGCGCGCGAAGGCGGCGGTCCAGCGCGGCATGGTGCAGCCTCGCGTCATCGCGCGGGACCCGGTGACGGGCGAGCATCACGACATCACGCCGCAGCCCGATCATCCCTCGACCGCGCGCTATCCCGGCTGGCCGACTCCTGGGCCGGGAACAGCAGCTCCTGATGGCTTACCGATGACTGCGCCGCGATCGGTCGCGCCGGTAGGAGGTCAGGCTCCTCAGTCCATGAGGGGTCCGCTGCAACTGAGTTCGCGCGGTCCTGGCATGGGCTATCCGGCCAGAGGCATCGTTCCAGCAGAGGCGGCAGGGACGCCTGAAGCGGGGACGCTGACGAATGCGGCGTTTCGGTACCCCATGCCGAAGCAAGAGTTCCCCGCGAGATCCGCGCCTCTTTATGAGGGCGGGCGCGGCCTGACGACGACCGCGCCGCCGCTTGAGGGCACGCAGGAGTGGAACAAGCCTTCGACCAATGTCGAAGAGCCGATGGACAGCCGCGAATTTCAAGAGGCTCCGACTGGGCGACCGCTGGCCGCGCCGAGGCTCGTTGGCGCCGATCCGATGGGACAAGGTCACAGCTTGTTGGCGCCGCACTCGATGCAGGCGCTCCCGCCGCCGTCGGGCGATGAGGCCCCCATGCACACGGGCTGGGACGTCGACCTCCCCGGCATCTTCCGAGGCGGCGGCCAAGGGATCACCGAGGCGCGGGGCGGCCGGGTTCCTCGCTACTATGGAGGCCGGATCGGCCGCGATGACGGCGGCTCGATCCCGATCGGCGGCGGCGAAGGCAACAAGATGGAAGCGCCGAGCGGCTTCGATCCCAGCAAGGTCGATTGGAGCGTCTTCGACCAAGACATGACGGGCGGTCAGTCGCCGTCAGTCAATACGTCCTACGGCCCGCAGCAGCCTTTCAGCGATATGAGCGATGAGCAATTCGCGCGCGAGCTTCAGGACGAGATGCGGGGCTCCCCCTCGGCGCTGGCCCCCAGCGGCGGCAGCTCCCCGCAGCGCATCCAGATGGACCCCAACGCAGTCGCCCAAACGCCCAGCTTCCAGGGCGCTGGCGGCGGAGGCGGCGGCCCGCACTTCACCCAGGTTTCCAACATGGGTGGGCCGCCGATCTCCGCGCTCGATCTCTCGGGGCATTACACGCCGACGACCGGCAACGCTCGCGGCGCGACCTATGTCCCTGGCGCTCCCGCGATCAGCCCGAACGCGCGCGCTCAAGCGCCGGAGCATCCTGCGATCACAACCATGCGGCATATCGTGCGGACGCATGACGCGCTTCGCGCGCGCGGCTCGGGGTCTTCGCTGGGAACGGGAATCGTCGACCCGAGCATCGTGGCGCACCAGAACATGGCTGGGCCGGGGCCGATGGACCCGAGCATCATCGCGCACCAGAACATGAGCCCCATGCCCGACGATCCGGGCGCAGAACAGAGAGCGAGGCTCTACCACAAGCTCAATCCGACTGGGTCCCCTATCGGGAAAGCCTATCGTAATCCGAACTATCAGGGCGGCGGCGGCGTCATGGGCTCCTCGCCCGTGGGGAACGCGGGCGGCTACACGCCGCAGGGCGAGGGCGTGACCGGCCAGACCTCGCAGGGCCGAGGCGTGGGTTTCGGCGACCTGTTCGGCGGCGGCGATCGAGCTGGCTTCGCGGCTGGAGGCCTGCCTTCGGCCGCAACCGATCCGTTCCTGGCGGCGATCACGGCCTCGATGCCTCAGAGCGGAGGGGGAGGAGGTGGGCACGGGCCTCCTGCGCCGCCGCCGCCCGCGCCGCCGCCTCCCGCAGGCCAAGATCCGACGAAGGGGCTCGGCGATAGCTTGGACAAGCTTGGCACAGCGGCCAAGAAATTCATGGGGAAGGACACCGGCAATCAGACGGCGCCGACTGGCTCGACTGGCTCTCAGCCCTATTTGACACCGGACGATCAGTCCCAGCTCCAGGGACTGAACTTCTCGCCGCAGGACACGTCGGCGATCAACGCCGGGACGTCAGGCGATCTCTTTAGCGGGGCGCTCGACCCGTCGAATTTTGCTGATTCATCTTTCTTTCAGTCAGGAGGTGGCGTGGGGCTTGGCTCCCTGCGCGGTGGCTTTTCCGATGGGGGCACGCCCGATGCGACCGATGCGCCCTCTGGCTTCGATCAAGCCGTTACGGGCGCAGCGCCGCCAGTAGCTGGTCCTCCTCCTGCAGGAGGCGGTCTCGCCACTGCGAAGGCGCTCCGCGACCATATGGTAAACACCTATGGCCTGACCCCAGACCAAGCCACCGGCTTCGTCGGCACGCTGGGCTACGAGAGCGGCGACTTCAAAACCTTGCAGGAGCAAAAGCCCGTCGGCGGTGGCCGGGGCGGCTACGGCTGGGCGCAATGGACCGGCCCGCGCCGCGACGGTTTCGAGGCCTACGCCCAAGCGAACAATCTCGACCCGAGCAGCCCCGCAGCCAATCAGGGCTACTTGGATCAGGAGCTGCACGGCAAATATGCTGGTGCGCTCGATGAGATCAGGAAGACCGGCTCGGTCGCGGACGCCGCCAAGGCGACCTTAGTTCACTTTGAGGGCATGCCCGACACGCCGGAGATCCGGGCGCAGGGCGGCATCCCGGCGACGCAGGGGCATATCGATCGCGCGCTCGCTTACGACAAGGCGCTTGGCGGCAGCGGCACCGATGTCGCCAACATCCCCTCGGGGAGCGCGACGCCAGCCTCGGCGACCACGGAGTCCTACGGCGGCGGCTTCCAAATCCCTCCCGGCGGCGCGCCTCCTGGCCAGCTCGACCGGAACAATCTGCAAGCGCCCACCATGGGCGACGAGCTGAAGCACGATCCTGGCGGCTACCTGATGAGCGTCGGCGCGGCGATGATGGCCAGCCGCTCGCCCTGGCTGGGCGTCGGCATTGGCGAAGGCCTCGTGGCCGGGAACAATTACCTCCAACAGCAAAAGACGCTGGAGAAGGACTGGGGCACCGCCCAGGCGAACATCAACAACCTGTCGCAGGAAGCGCGCGACCATGGCGCGGACGCGGATCTGAAGGCGCAACAGCTCCAGATCGGCGCGGTCATGAACAAGATTTTCATCGAGAGGGCGCGCCAGAGGGGCCTGATCCCCGGCGGGAGCGGCGGATCGGCCGCGCCGGGGGCCGCAGGAGGCCCAGGGCAGCCAGGGGGCGGTCTCACGCCTGTTCAGCCCCTCGGCGGCGGAGCGGCCCCCAGCGGGGCTCCTAGCGGCTCCAGCGCGCCATCTGGCTCGGCTCCCTCGGGCTCGGCTCCTGCGGGCGGCATCACCGACCTCAACCAAGACCCAGATTATATCGTAGGCACCAACCTGATCGCGCAGGGCAAGCAGGACAATCAGCTCCGGCCTGGGTTCGGCGACGACGAGATCGCAAAAGGCACCGCCCAGGCGGAGGCCGCGAAAGCAGCCTGGGAGAAGAAGGCCGAGATCGCGGCTAAGGGGCAAGAGGCGGTGACCTCGGCGACGACCGACGCGCAGAAGCCGATCCTTCAGGCCTATCTGGAGGACAGGAGGAAATTCGAGGGCTCCTATGACACGACGCGCAGCGAAATCTCTGAGCTGTCGAACATCTACCAGCACTTCCAGGCCGGTCGCTCGTCCGAGGCGAAGGCCGAGCTGGCGAGCTGGGCCAACGCTTTCGGCTTCAAGTTCGACCAAGCGGCCAGCTCCGATGCGGCGATGAAGTCGGCGATTCAGCAGGCCTTCGCTGCGGTCGCCAACTCAGGCCTCCAGAAGGCGCCGCGCGCCGGACTGCGCGAGGCCACGATGATGGTCGCCTCGCCAACGCGCGATCCCGCCGCGCTGCGCAAGATCCTCACCGATCAGCTCGCGACGCTCGACTACCAGCACGACATGTACTCGAACGTCCCCGGCCACAATCTGAATGTCGACGACGACATCGAGGGCTTCACCAAGAAGGCCAAGTACAGCGACTATCTCAACAAGGCGCGGAAAGAGGTGCCGATCTTCAAGGGCATCACGCCCGAGACGATGAAGAACGTGACCGGCGAGGATTGGCCGGGGCCGGTCCCGAAGACGGGCGCGCAACCCGGCGAGCGCTATTCCTTGCCGAATGGGAAGGTTGTGCGGGCTCAGCCCGACGGTAGTTTCCAAGTCGAATATGAGCCATAGCCATGGCAATCGGCGACATTGTTGACGCGAGTGGGAACGTCATAAAGCCAGCTGCAACGCCTCAGGGCGGGGACGGCGGCGGCGGCGGCGGCGGCGATGATGGCGGGGCAGGCCAAGCCTTTCAGTATGGCACGGTTAGCGCAGTCCCCTTCGGCAAGACGCTCGGCGCTGCGATCGAAACCGGCGAAAGCTATCTGCCGAAATGGATGCGCGCCCCTGGCGACGCTCCTGTCGATCAGACCGGAGAAGGCTGGGCGCAGCGCTACGCGGAGAACCGCGCCAGGATTATGGGGAACGCCAAAAACCTTCAGACGGAGCATCCTTACGCGACCATCGCGGGAAGCGTGGCCCCGCTCCTCGCGGCGCCCGAGCTGGGGACGGCCGGATGGGCCGGTTATGGGGCTGCGTCGGGTTTCGGTGAGGGAGTCGAACAAGGCGATAGCGCGGGCGGTATTCTTGCTCAGACAGCTCTCGGCGGAGCTGGTGGGGCGATCGGCTCCGAGGCGTCGAAACTGCTCGCCCCGGCCTCGGCCGCAACGCGGGACGCTGTCCTGGCGGCGGCGAAGCGATTGAAGAGCACCGCGAGCCCAGAGGGCGTCACGATGCCGCGCTACTCGGTGGGCACCGGGCTCACGCAACAATTCGGCAAGATCGGCTTCAGCATTCCTGGCATGTCGACGCCGCTCCGCGAGGAGACCGCCAAGTCGGTCTCGGGGCTTGGCTCCGCCGCCAGCGATGCGGCGGCTGGCGCGACGAAGGAAAGCGCGGGCGCGGCGGCCAGCGCCGGACTTAAGGACTGGATTGGGCCGGTTTCGCAGGGCGATGTTGATGCCAAGTACAACGCCGTGACGCAGGCTTTGACGAACCCAGGCGCTAAAACGCCGCTGTCTGCGACTCAATCCGTCGCCAATCGGATCGAGGCCAATCGGGGCAGCCTCCAAGATCCGTCCGGCGCGCTTCAGGAAGTCGCCAAGGCGCTCAAAGTCGGGCAGGGGACCTACTCCGACATCAAGGCGCTGCGCACGAGCATCGGCCAGATGATGGACAGCCCCAGCACCCTTCCGGCGGGCGTGCAGGGAGCGGAGCTGAAGCAGCTCTACAACGGGCTCAGCAGCGACCTTGAGCGCGCCGCGTACACGGCAGGCGGACAGCCAGCGGTCACCGCTCATAACGCCGCGACGGACTTCGCGAAGCAAACCGCCGCGAGGCGCGAACAGCTCACCCAGCTCCTGGGCGGACCGAAAGGTGACGCCTCCAATGAGGCGGTGTTTGGAGCGATCAAGAACGCCGCTGGCTCGACAAACAGCGCCGATATCACCCTCCTGCGGCAAGCGCGATCAGTCGTTCCACCGCAAAGCTGGGACAGCGTCTCTCGCGGGATGGTTTCGACGCTCGGCCGAGACGCCGACGGCAATTTCAGCACGTCGAGGTTCCTAACCGATTACGGGAAGATCTCGGACGCGGCGAAGGACGAGCTGTTCGCCCAGAACACCCCACTGCGCCAGAATCTCGACGATCTCCACACCGTCTCGCAGCAGTGGAAGCATCTGGAGCAATACGCCAACCCCTCGGGAACCGGGGGGCACGCCGTGGGCGCGGCGGCCATACTCCATGGGTGGCATGCTCCGCTCGAAACACTGGGGATGTTTCTCGGGGCGCAGCAATTCGGCAAGCTCTTGGCGACGCCTGCCGGGGCTGGAGCGTTCGGCGCGTTTTCTAGGGCCGTGGGGTCCCGCAATATTCGGGCGATCCAACAAGCTTCGGCGCGCGTGGCTGCGACGGCTGGCGCGCAGCTCGGCGCAAGGGCTGATCCGATGGCGCTCGCCAGTCTGGCGCTACACCACTTTATGCCTGAGGCGGTGGAAGGCGGCGGGGCTGGAGATCAGAGCGGGAATACGCCTCAGTAGGAAGAGAGCCAATTCACGATGAGTCCAACGGCTACACACCCCCAGATGCCGCACCAAAAAACCTTCGCCTCTAATGTCATTGGCGGCTTGGGCTCGGGCTTCGACGGACGTTCGCCTGGAGCGGCGACGGGGACTTGGAACGGCTTGATCGTCCAAAAAACAAACATGGTTTCGACTCCTGTAGGCCACGCCTACATAGCGCTATTTGCACGATCTGCAAGGTAGGCCATGGCTAGCACCTACACCCCCAATCTCAGCCTCGAAATCCCGGCTCACGGGGATTACGCCGCGACGGGTTGGGACAACCCGATGGACAACTCGCTCAACCAGCTGGACACAGCCTATGGCGGGTTCCTCAACCTCGCCGTGTCGGGCGGGAGCGTCGACCTCTCCGTCGCCCAGGCCTCGAATCCGATCATCTACCTCAACGGCACGCTCTCCAGCGACCAGTACATCTATTTCCCGCCGATCGCGGGCCGCCGCGTCATCATTCCGGCGGTCAATCTCAACGGCTTCACGATTTACGTGTACGGCAACAACGGCGCCGACCAGAACGGCATCTATTTCTGGACCGGCTTCGGCATCCCCTATCCGATCATCGTCACCCCGAACCGCGTCTATTGGGATTACGGACCCGTCGGTCCAGGGACGATCGCGGAGATGCCAACGGGCTTTATTCACAACGGCTGGCTGCCGCTCGACGGCCGGTGGGTGAGTCAGCAGCAGCATGACCTCCTGTACGACATCGTCGGCGGGACCTGGGGAATCAGCGGGCCATACTTCGCCGTCGGCGACTATCGCGGCACGGTGACCGCGATGGCGGACCAGATCGGCACGGTTCCCGGCGCGGGGCCTTACGCGCAAAACACAGGCAACCGGGGCATCCTGAACAGCTGGGGGCTTGTGACCTTCGCGGGCGAGGCGAACCATCAGCTCGCGGTTGCCGAGATGCCGGGGCACAATCACCCCGGCAGTGGGGACGCGGGGCACGCGCATGGCGTCTACGATCCTGGCCATGCCCATGGCGGCGTCATGGTTCCGACCGGAGCGGGCTATTATTCGCTCGGCGTCTACCCTCCCGAGATCACGCCGGGGGGATCAGCGGCAGCGGGAACCGGGATCGCGATCGAAACCGGCTACGCCAACGTCGTCGTCGCGGCGCAGGGAAGCTGGGTGGCCCACAACAACATCCAGCCCACAACAACGACGATGAAGATGATCAGGTGGTAGCCCAACGGTCACGGAATCGTGTTATCGCCTGAGGGCTCGAAAGGGAGAAACCCCCAAAAGGAGAAAAAGCAATGGCACGAGGTCGTCAGTTAGTTTGGATTACCCCAGTTCACTTTGATCACAGCGGACGCCCCATCGATCCGGACTATGGAGTCGACGAGGGCGGGCATCCCGATCAGGGCCTTCCCGGTTTCCCCGGCCGTCCCGGTCACCTTCCCTCGCGTCCCGGCCGTCCGGTCGATCCCGGCTTTGGCCGTCCTGGCGGCGGTTGGGGCGGGCGCCCGACCGATCCCGGCTATGGCATAGAAGAGGAGGGAGGCGGCGAAGCGGGTCAGCTTCCGGTCTATCCGATCGATCCCGAGGCTCCCGATCAGGGCTTGCCTCCGGAGGTGCCTCCGGGCCTTCCCGAGCTGCCTCCGGGCACGATCTGGCCGCCGCTGCCTCCGAGCGTTCCCACCGGCAAGGCGCTTGCGGTCATCTATATTTCCGGCGTCGGCTCGCGCTGGGCGGTGATCGATATTCCGGAGCGGCCCGAGCGGCCGGTCGATCCGGACTATGGCGTGGATGAAGGCGAGCAGCCGTCGCCGCAACCCCCGCGTCCCGGCCAACGTCCGCCGCGTCCTGACCAAGGTCTGCCGCCAACGGGCGGTCGTCCTCCGCGTCCAGATCAGGGCTTGCCCCCGACTGGTCGCCCGCCGCGACCGGACCAAGGCTTGCCGGGTCAGCGCCCGCCACGTCCTGACCAGGGATTGCCTCCGACAGCGCAGCCGAAGCGGTAAGAATCGCCGCGTCTCTAGCGCAGGGGCATAGGCGGTAAGGCAGCGGCGGCGCGTTCCTCCCACAGCGTCGCCGCAGCTGAATTTTCTAGCGTTGCATGCAAGGCAGTGTTACAAATTCTTCATGGAGTCGTGGGAGTGTCTTGCGACTGAACGCGGGGTAATTTTGCAATGAACAAGCTTCTTCTCACGGCGGCGCTTCTCGCCGCGTTCGGCGCGAGTCCGGCGCGGGCGACGCTGCAAATCGAGGTGTTCGATAACGGGACGCTAATCGATAACGTCACCGGGATCACGACCGGCGCGGCGAGCCTCACGGCCAACGATGCGAATTTCGCCAACATCACCATCAACGCTCAAGGCAGCCCGATTCTGCCGAATGCCGATCTCAGCAGCGTCACGCTCGACGCCTCCGCAGCGGCGGGCTTTACGGGCTCGCACGAGCTGACGATCGATGTCCTGCAAAGCGACATCACCGGGCGCGGGAACACGCTCAGCACGTTCACGGTCAACGGTCTCACCAATGATCCGGGTCCGACGACCGAGAGCACGTTCGCTGATGGATCGTTGCTCGCTACGCACACGTTCCCGGTCGCGCTGCTCGACGGTTCTTTTGGTCCGGTCTCGACGGCGACCGGCGCGTTCACCTCGGATGAGGCGCAATTCGCGATTGATTTCACGGCGCCGAGGCAATCGTTCGGCGGCTCGGTCCAGTTGACGACCAACGTTCCGGAGCCATCGACCTGGGCGATGATATTGCTCGGTTTCGGGATCTTGGGCTTCTTGGGGTTCCAGAAGCGCAAGGAACAGCTCGCGCTCTGACTCTCCCGCCCTTTCTGAGTCAGTTCCGAGAGGGAGGCCTTTTTGGCCTCCCTTTTTTGTTGCCGAGAACGAATCGGGATTTCTCGCGACCGTCGTCAGTCTGTGGCATAAGTGCGGCGGGCTAGCCGTTCGGCGGGGGAGAACCCCATGCCGTATGATCGTAAGCACTTCTTCGACACGGTCCGCAAAGACCTGTTTCGCGGCAACCTGACCCAGTCGCAAGTCGACGGGATGAACTATCTGCTTGAGGTGTGGGAGCTGCATTTCGAGGCCGCGAATCCGCGCGACGGCACCCGGTGGCTCGCCTATGCGCTGGCGACTTTCTTCCACGAGACGGCCGAGACGATGCAGCCGATCGAGGAATACGGGAAGGGCTCTGGCAAGAGCTATGGCCAGCCCGCTGGGCCGCACGGCCAGAAATACTACGGACGGGGCCACGTTCAGCTGACCTGGGAGGCGAACTACAAGAACGGCCAGAAATTCCTCAAGGACCGCTACAACGTCCACGCCAACATCCACCCCGAGGCGCATCTGATGCTGCACCCGCAGACGTCGGCGCTGGTTAGCTATGACGGCATGATCCACGGCTGGTTCACGGGCGTGGGCTTGCCGAAATATTTCAACGCCACGGTCGAAGATCCGCAGCAAGCGCGCAGGATCGTCAACGGCACCGATAAGATGGATCTGATCGCGGGCTATTACTGGAAGTTCAAGGCCGCGCTTAAGCAGATCCCGGCGGCTGCGCCAATCGAGGAGGTGGAGCTGCCAGGGCTTCCTGAGTGTCCGTGCATGCCGGAACCGGAATCCTCATGAATGGCCTCACCAGCGGACTGGACCGGCCTCATCGCTCTGATCGGCGCGATCGGGATTTTAACGATCTTCGCGCTGATGGACTTCTACGCGGTCAGCGCCTGCTTTTCGCTGGCCCACAGCGGGCTCGCGCAGACCGATCTATGCGCGCCGGAGCATATCTTCCGCACCGCGCTCGAAATCGGCGGCATGGCGATCGGCATCTATGGCGTGGCGCGGGTGATGAAGTCGTGAACATTCAAGATATCGTCAACCCGCCGCCCTCGCCGAAAATCATGGACTATCCGGCGCTGATGGCAGTTGGATTCGGCATCCTCTTCACTGCGGTCCTGCTGGTTGTGTCGGGGAAGTTCGATCCGACTGGGGGCACGCTCACCATCTCGGTGATGATCGTTCTCGCCATGATCGCGGTGATTGCGGTCTGCTTGTTCTACACAATCCCCAGCGACCAAGCGACGGCTGCGGTGATTGGTGGCCTCGTCGCCGCGTTCGGCGCGGTCGTAGCGTACTGGCTGGGGAAACCGAGAGGACCGCCGCCATGAGCACACTCGGACTCATCCTCGTCATCCTCTTGGTTGTGATTTTGCTTGGAGGCGTCGGCCCGCACTTCTATTCCGGCGCCCCCTGGCAACCCGGCTACGGCTGGGGCAACGGCGGAATCGGAATCGTCGGCATCCTGCTGATCATCGTCGTCGTCTTGGCGTTGTCGGGCTACATCCGCTAAAAGGGGAGACCGCACTTCCCGTAGGAGGTAAATCTGCTGAAAGGCGGTCTCCCAAGTCGCCCCCCAACAAAGGGCGGAGAGAGGGGGGCGGATGAAAACTGGGTTGTGGGACCCAGGTTCCACCATTCGCATGTAACGCAAATTTGAACGCTTTGCACGTTCTGTTTTTGCTCTAGGCCTGGGGATAACTGCCTAGCGCTGACCGCTGTGGCCACCGTCCTTAATCCACTCGGCATCCTCTTGCGGCCTCTGCCTCGGCGGCGGTGATCCGCCGAGGTGCGTCGTCGACTGGCTGAGCGGTGTCGGATCGCGGATGAACTTGCGACAACGTCCGCAATAGCGATGTTCGATGTCACGCGGGTTGAAGCTTTGCGCGAGGCAGCGAGGGCAGACGAAGCAGGGATGGCCCACGATGGCCGAAAGTTTCTCGGTGGCCTCGGCGAGGTCTCTTAAGGCTTGGCGAACCTTCTCCTCGTCCATGGTCACCCCCCGAGCGCGACCAGCATGTCGGCGATGGCGTAGGCCGTGTCCGTGTCCCGCGTCGTCCAGTCCGTGACCGGGTTCTGGCCGCGCCGCACGATCGCCAACGAGACTGCCAGGATGGCGTCGCGCCGCGCCTCGGAGCGCTTCATCGCATTGCCATTGGCGGCGGCGGCGATGCCGAGATCCACATCGCCATGGATCTCCTTGTCGCTCGGCGGGATGGCATCGATCATGCGCTTGAGGATCGGCGTCTCGCGCAGCGGCGTGGAAGGCCGCGTATAGGCGGGCTCTACTGCCGGGATGCCCACGCCGGGGCGAAGGGGGCGCTCACCGGCTTGTCCTTCGACCCCTTCGATTGTGGGTCGCCACGTCTGGTTCGACTCGTCACTCATTTGAGTTGTTCCTTTAGTTTATTGAGCCCCCTGGCCCGATCGGGGTCTTCCGGCACGGTGACCTCGATATGCTCGTCGAGGTTCCAAGTCGGGGGCAGCTTGGTGATTTCGACGCTCCAGTCGCGGTCTTGCTCCTCGGCACGATGCTGGAGCGGCTGCGGCGCATAGGCGGTGTAGCAGGGCTGCGGCCACGGGTACTTCCAGATGGCGTGCTTGCGACAGGCCCCGGCGGCCGAGCTGGTCGCCAGTGTGATGGCGATCACGGCGAGAGCGGCCCGTCTCATGCGCCACTCAGGGCTTCAAGGACTTGGGTAAACGAATGATGGTCCTCCACGACATTGCCGTTCGCCTTCTCAAGCCATTCGCCGTTTTCCATCATGTACGGCGGGATAAGCACGAGCCCCCTCTCGCCGTCGAAGCGGACGAGGCCGACGAATCCGGTGCGCTGGACGAGCCATGCCCGCAGCGCGGGGTCCCGGTGGGCGTCAGGGTATTTCGGATCACACCAGATCTGGACGGCGGGGATTCGGATCTCGCCAGCATTGCGGTCCTGTGCCGTGACGAAATCGGGCATGACATCAATTACGTAATGGGATCGATCAGGGCGGCGCAGATCCTCCGCGAAGCCGCCGCCCTGAAGCCAGATGCAATTCCAGGCCCCGCACTCCCACGGGAACCCTTTCTCGGGCCTGTGGTAGACTTGGCACCCGGTGTGGCGCTGAAATTTGCAGCGCGTGTTTGACGGCTTGTTGATTCCCTTCACCGGCAACAAGCGACAGCAAAGGGTACAGTCCCCGCATTCTCGACTCATGTTGTTCCCCTTGGGGCCGCCGCACGGCCCCATCGATTCAGACTGTGTCGTCGCCCTCGATGTCGATTGTGCCGAACATGGCCTCGTGGCGTCCCGGCGCGCAATTGCAGATGAAAGCGTCCATCTGCCGCATCGCGACTTGCAAACTATCCGAGATCACGGGCATCAGCGGCGGCTCGCGTAGCATCTGAATCTGCGTCAGCGCCTGGGCGCCCAACCTCTGCGCTTGCTCCGAGGACAGCGCCTGTGGCGCCTGCACCGGCCGAGGTCCCTCGGTCAGCGGCGCGATCGGCAGCGGCAAATGCCGAGGCGCTTGCGATCGATGGTCATTGCTCCGGTAGCTCTCCAGCCGCGCTTGCGCCTCGATCAGGTCGCGTTCGAGCTGGAGGCGTGTCCGCTGTTCCTCCACGAACATGCGGAGGAGCGCATCGTGCGCGGCACGGAGCGTGCGCAGCTGGGCGTCGCTTTGGTCGCGATCGGCGCGCGCGGCGTCTCGGCACGCTAGCAACCGCGTGTTCTGTTCAAGCAGCCCGTGGCGGTGGGCGCGCAAGCGCTCGAAGTCCGCCGACAGGGCTTTCAGCTTATCGGGCTCCAGCTCGGGCAGCTTGGGCCGCGAGAGAATCGCGCTTCCAAAGAGCGATAGTATGAATGCGAGCGGTGCAGTCAGTGTCATGTGCTCTCCTCCTCCGTTTGTTTGCCCCAGGCGACAAAAAGCGACTTGACGCCCAACGTGTCGAACTCGTTCCAGGGCAGCCGCATGAAGGCGTCAGCCGAGGTCTTGTCTCGCGCCTGGGGGATGATCGCGTAGGCTTGCACGCCCCAGGACTTCACCTCATCGACGATGAGGATACAGCGGAACCAGTTCATTGGTCCCTCTTCGTTGACCTGAATCAGGTCATTTTCCGCGACCGTTTTCGGGTCTGACATTGACTTGCCCCTTTGCTTTTTGTTCGAGGGCTTCGATTCGCGCTGTCATCCACGCGATCTCGCGACGATATTCATAAAGCGCTTTCAGCATTTCGCCGATGTTCTTCCTCGTCGTGTATGCGTACCAAGCGCTTCCCGCGACGAAGATCAGGATCACGATCTGCATCACGAGCGTCGTCGATTCGAGCCACATCAGCATGTGATCGAATCAATCCAGTCGATGACCTTTTGCCGGTCCTCGCTCATTGCGTGCATCGTCCCGGCCAGGACGAAGGCGTGATGAATTTTCATGTCCGGCCTCCGGTTCACCTCGACGCCGACGATCTGGACCGCATGCTGAAGATCCCCGGCGCGCGCCAGCTCCAGCGCCCTGGCCTTTAGATCCGCGAGCCATTCCTCCTTCGTCTTCATAGTCTCCCAGCCTCCCACATGATGAGCGCCCAGATGAGCCCCGCGACGTTCGCCGCCATCAGGATGACAGCGAGCTTCATCATGGCGCTTGGGCTCACGAGCGTCTCGCATATTTGCTCATCTGGATGATGTGCCGCGCTGACTGGAAGGCGGGCGCCACTCTCGGTGGCGTATCTTCCAGGCGCAGGATGCCGTCGGCGAGCGAAAGGTGTTTGCCGAGAGCGCGCGCCACCGCCTCCAGGCTGGACGAGTAGGGCTTGCGCGTCTTGCCGCTCATCCACGCATCAATCGTCGCGCGGTTCACGCCCGCGCTGTGGGCGATCCACTCGACCGGCTCGCCGCTGTCCTGAATCGCGGTGCGGATCTCGTCCACGATCGAATGCTTGTCGACGAAGTTATAACTGCGGTTGAGATTAAGCGGTCCGGCCATGATCGACTCCGATTGAGAGAGGCGTTGGGTTTCCTTTGTATGCGAGCGCGATCCCTTCGCGCGCCGTTTCCCAGACCGTTTTGCCGGTCTGCGGCATGACGATGTCGCCGACGAAGGCCTCTTCAAAGGTCACAACCTTAGCGTCGACCGCTTCCAATTTGGCCTTGACCAGAAGGAGGAGGATGCGCCAGCGCACGCGCTCCGCTTGTGCTTGCGGGGGGATGACGATGGTGAAGCGGATCTGCCGATCATGGGCGACGAAGGAGAGCTGCGCCCGGTCGTTATGCCAGCCGACGGCGAAGCCCTTGGCGCCGTATCTCTTCACCAGCTTCTCGATGGCGGCCTTGGTGCGCTCGACTGGGACTATGGTTTTCGCAGCGTAGGACATCAGGTCGCCGCGACCTTGTCAGCGACGTTGCGCCATGCTTTTAACTGCGCCAACGAGATCTTCGCCATCTCGTCAGGGGGCAGCTCGTTCACCCACTTCTCAAGTTCAGAGCGGCCCTTCATAGCCGTCGCTTCGCCGCGCTGTTCGATCGTTAGGCCCAAGGCGCCATGATCTGCGCGTTTACGGGATGTCCCACCGGGAGCTTGCGAGGGGGTTTTCGCCGCTCCCGGTGGCGCTTGCGAACCGGATGATTGCGGCTGATCCGGCTCGGGCGTGACGACCGAAGAGCGGGGAGCCCCCTGGTCGCCAGCATCCGGAGCCAGGGGATTCGAGGCTCCAGATTCTGCGAACGAAGAGTGCGCGGCCCCCTCGGTTTCGGTGCCTACTCCGTCACCATCATCGGGGGCCGCGCTGTGGGACGGGGGAGTCGACACCCCATCCCTCTGCGATGGGGCTCGACTTGCCACCCCATCGTCAGATTCAAATTCGCCGGTCTCAGGATCGACTCCTACGAGAAAGTCTAGGCGGTCTGACAGTACGCGCGGGGCCTGAACTCGATCCGCGCGATCTCGTTCAAGATCATATAGCTCATCGTCGCGCGACAGCAACCCCAGGATGTCGCTGGACATCGGCAGCTGCTTGGCGTGGCGGCGCGCGACCGTCTTTTTCGCCATCTCGGGGAAGCTCTTGCGCCACGCGGGGCTGAACTCGCCCTTGCGATTCTTCCGCGCGTACATGTCGCGCACCAGCTCGACCTCGGCCCGCGTCATGACGTCACGAGACTTGTCGCCGCCCTTGATCATGGCGATCGAATAGACGTGCGTCAGTTGCCCGTGATCGAGATGCTGGCGCAGCCGCTTAGTGTAGTCGGCATCGGTTTCGTCATCGGGGCGGAACAGCTCCGGCGCCATCCATGGCTTGTGCTTGATGAACGGCGAATCGCCCAGCTCGTAGTCGAAGGCGTCCTTCTGGAACACCGCCGTCACGTCCCAGGCCGTCACCTCGCCCGAGCGGCGGACCTTTTTCCTGACCCCCGCGACCATCGGCATCCAAGTGACTTGGCCGTCGAAAGCCACCAGGGCGCCGTCGTGCCCGTCGGGCACGAGCCCGTCGCTCGCCGCCTTCATGGCCGCGTTCATGAGGCTGCGCCGGTTGCAGTTGAGTAGCTCCGGGTTGAGCGCGACCGCCGTCATGATGACGCGAACGAACTTTTTCGGGCTGATGCCGGACCCGGCCAGCGCCGCCTCGAACTGGCTGACTCGCTGCCCCAGCTCCTGCGCGATCGTAAGGTCTTTAGATTCCGCCATCGTCGACTCCCTTGACGCTCACCAATGGATATTGCGTCGGCTTCACGGTGTAGGACTTCTTCTTCACCAGCTTGATGTTGACGACGCGCGAGCCGAAGCGCGCGCTCGGAGCGTTCCCCAGCTTGTTGATGATCCGCGCATCGAGCGTTTTGCGCTGGGTCGTCGCGTCCTCGCCCGCCTTCTCGACCTGTTTGAACTGCGCCCGCTGGCTGAGAATGTCCCCCAGCTCGGCGTCGCCCGTCAGGTCGATGATTCCGCCGGAGCCCTCGGAATAGAGGTCGAAGATCACTTTGCGGTCGCGGCCGAAATCCGGATCGTAGGGATTATCCTCGGCCACGCGGCGCCAGAACTCACCAACCAGATCCTCGATCTTGTGGATGAGGTGGGGCTTGAGCGGGATGTCGATGTAGGCGATCTCGATGCCGCCGTCGCCGAGCTTCATGGCCGCCACGCCAGCCCAGGACGCGCCGATCAGATAGGCCTCGATCGAGGCCTGGACGGCCACCCAGGTGGGCACCGCGATGTCGCCGTGCTCATCGTGCCAGCGGCGCTTGAACGCGAACTGGCCGACCGTTTTGATCTGGACGGTCCCTCGGCCATAATCGGTGGGCCGGGTGGCGTAGACGTCCGGCGTGGCGCCGATCCGGGTCTCGTCGTCCCAGTAGTAGACATTGGCTGGGCTAAGGTGCCAGTCGGGATAATCCTCCTTCAGGATCTCGACGACGACCGGCTCGAACTTGCGCCCGCGTTGCAGGATCTTGTTGTCCTTTTCGTCGGAGATTTTCTCGCACTTGAGCGCCCAGAGTTTGTAGGGCGTCAGGTGCGGATGGATCTCCGGGCCGAATAGGGCGGCGATCTCGCTGGCGTTGACGTTCTGCTTCCGCCGCGCGAGCCATTCCTCGCGGGAAGTCACTGGCCATGAATGTATCATCGGCGAGTCACTTGATCCTTCCCGCGTGCCACCAGTCTAGGAACGAGGCCCAGCAGTGGTTGCAAAGATCGGCGTAGGAGACGCCCGGTCCCCATGTCCCGACCTTTAGGTCCGGGCCGCGCGCCTTCATCTCGCCGCACCCCGGCAAGGGTTTAGGAGGCTGCCCCGACAGCTCCATGCCGCAGCGATCACAGGTGACGTTGACTTGTTTCGTGGTGGTCATCCCTCTGCTTTCACCGCGCGCGTCTTCTTGTTGACGAGGTATTTCCGGACCGCCGCCTTGTGGCCGATCTCGGCATCGTCCCACGACGAATAGCGCTCCTGACAGAGCGTCTCGGCAACGGGCTCAACCCGGCCGAAGTAATCCATTGTTCGGCCTTCATGCTGGAAAGCCATGGTCTCAAAGATGAGCGGCGGGCCGCCGCCCCAGTGGCGATGATCGAGGCCCAAGAAAACGGTCGAGACCCACTTGGTCGGGTTGCCGGTCCACCAGAGGCTCCGATGATCCGGCTCCTCCAACCACTTGCCCCACTTGGTGAGCGAATAGCAGGGGATCGGTGTGTGCCCGTCCTCGCCGCCCAGGATGTACTGGCCAAGCCACGGGAGGTCAGGGAAGTCATCCAGCATCCGCTCTTTGCGTCGTCGGCCCATCGATTAAGCTCCAGAGTCCGTCTTCCGACCGGCTGATCTTTCCCGCCTTTTTCCAAATGCCGATCAGGTTATTCAGCGACGATTCGGAGAGGTTGCCCGCGCTGAGTGCGGCCCTTAGCTCTTTCCAGCGTTTCGGCCCTGTCTTCAGCGCCGCTTCCAGTACCTCGGCGCGCCTGTTGGGCACGTTCCGCTTGGCTGGCGCCTTCTTGTAGAGGTTCTCCTTGTAGAGGTTCTCATCGATGATCTTTCGCGTGGCCGCGTAGCCCTGCGGCGTTTCCGGCTTCGACGCAGGCCAGACCTTCAGCTCCGGGTCATAGGTCAGCTTGCCCCTGAAGGCGGCCTCGATGACGGCGCACAGCCGATCGTTATCAACCAAAACTTGTACGCGATATTTCATGTTCTCGACTCCCTGCGGGGGCGACCACATAAGGCCGCCCCCGACCTCCCACGGACCGCCCAGCTCGTTGGCGCGCGCCTTAGCGGCCTACTTCGCTTGCCGTCCCGACAGCAGCGCATCGAATCGGCCGAACGAGCTGAACGATGGGCGAATCCATCTTGACGGTCGTTTGCACCAACTGCAAGGGAATTTGCATTGACCGCTAGATGGCGACCGCGCGATAACACGCCGATGCGCTTAAGCGAGTATCTCGCCAAGAACCAAATGAACCCCGAACAGTTCGCAGCGACGGTGGGCGTACACCCGACGACCATCTATCGGCTGTTGAGCGGCGCGACGATTCCTAAGCGGCAAAACCTCAAGAAAATCATAGCTGCGACCAAGGGCGAGGTCGATATCAGTGACCTGATGTTTGCTGTCTCCCAGGCGGAGCCCAAGGAGGCGGTATGACTGAGCGACCAAACGGGCCGACCCAAGAGGAAACAGAGGAAGTCGTCCAGGCGATCGAAGGCTATATGGCCGATCTCCTGTCGGAGAAAGCGCTCTATATGTCGCGCTGCAAGCCATTGCATGAGGCGATTAAGGACACGATCGAAGACGCCGTTAAGACGAAGGGTTTCGACAAAAAAGCGTTGAAGGTGGGCGTGAAGCAGCGCGAGTACCTCCGCAAAATGGAGAAGCTCGAAAACGAGCTGGATGAGGTCACCCAGACCGCGCTCGATCGCCTCCAGAGCCAGCTCGGAACCTTCTCTGATTCGCCTCTCGGCAGGGCCGCCATGGACGCGGCGAAGGCTGGCACGACGCGGCGCCCGCGCAAGAAGCGGGACCCTCTCGCGGAGATGATGGACGAAGAGCCGCCCCCGGAAGATGCCGCCGCCGCCGAATAAGGGCGGCCCATGCCTAAAATCCTGGCGATCGATTGCGCAACGCAATGCGGCCTTGCCTCAGGCGAGCCGGGAGAAACTCCACGACTCGAAACTGTTCACTTTGGGGATAGCGGGGACAACCATCTCGAATGCGGGGCACGCTGCTTGAGGTGGATCGCCTTTCGGCTGTCTGATGACCGTCCGGACGAAATCTGGATGGAGGAGCCGTTGGCGTTCTCGGGCAAGGAAGGCGAAACGAGCGCGGCGTCCCGCGTGCGCCTTAACGGCCTTTACATGATCATCGGCTCGGCCGCGCGCCTCAAGGGCGTGCCCGTGCATCCGGTCAAGATCACGACCGCCCGCAAGGGCTTTCTGGGTCATGGCGGGCTCAAGCGCGCCGTCGCCAAGAAGCGCTCGCGCGCCATGTGCCGGTTGCTCGGCTGGACCCCTCAGAACGACGACGAGGCGGACGCAGGCTGCCTGTTTTGGTTCGCGAGCGTCGCTCACGGCAAGGCGCCACTGATCTCCAAGCTGATGCAGAAGCAGTGCGTCGAGGTCGTTCCGTTCCGGCGGCGGGCTGCATGACAGACACGACTGTCATCGATCGCAAGGCCGAGGAAGCGGCCAAGGACGCCAAGCGCGAGCGCATGCTTGAGTTTATCCGCGACACGCTGATCGAGCGCGCCTATGGCCTGCGCACCGGGTTCGAGGCCAACAGCTTCCTCTACTGTCAGAGCGCGGAGGGCAAAGAACATCTGAAGCGGCTGATCGCCATGGAGGCGGCGGCCGACGTTTTCACGCATATTGTCGGCCAATGGCAGAACGCGGACGAGAAGCACCCGCGCCCGGAATGGCTGAAGACGATTGCCCGACAGGCGATGGCGACCTTCATCGAGGCATTCCAGTGACACTGCCAAAGGAAATTTGGAACCGTGGCCCGACGCTGACCCGGAAGCAGAGTGAGTTCTATGAGCCGCGCAAATTGCGCGCGGCCACCCAGGTCTACGACCGGCAAGCGGTGCAGGAATATCTGAGCGGCAAAATCGACCGCGAGGAGATGCTGAGACGAATAAGAAGAAGCTGAACTTAGCGCCCAATTCGGAAGGCGGACCGAGCGAATGGCGCGTGCCACAAGAGCAGAATGGGAGAACTGGATCGCGCTCGCGCGGACACGGGACATCCATGATGTCGCGGTCGAATATGGCGCCCACCTAAAGCGCGAGGGCCACGAGTGGATCGGCCCCTGCCCCATCTGCGGCGGGAAGGACCGATTCGCCGTCAACCAGCAGAAGCGAATCTTCAATTGCCGAGGCGCGGGCGAAGGCACCTATGGCGCGGGCGACCTAATCAATCTCGTGATGCATGTCGTCGGCTGTGATTTCATCGAGGCCGTCGAGCGGGTCACCGGCACGCCGCGACCGGACCGGACCCGCGACGAGAACGCGGAAGAGCGGAAGAAGCGAGAGCAACGGCACCAAGCGCTGGCGGCCGAATATGCCCGCCGGGAGGCTGAAGAGCGGGCCGCCCTGGAGGCGAAGGCGGCGCGGGACGAGGCCTCGATCGCCGAGGTGATCAAGCGCGCCAAGCCGATCGCGGGGACCCATGCCGAGGCCTACATGCGCGAGACGCGCGGCCTCACCCCGCCTCACTACTTGACGGGCGATTTGCGTTTCGTGCAAAACTTGGATTACTGGGGAGCGGGGGACAATGGCTCAAACGAGCCCGTCCTCCTCGCCTCTGTACCGGCGCTGATCGCGATCATTCGCGACGCGCTGGGCGACGTGATCGGCATCTCGCAGACCTATCTCGACCCACTGGAGCCTACCAAGTGGACGCCTACAGGGAGCCCGCGAAACAGCGCGAAGAAAATTCGCGGCCGCAAGCAAGGCGGGATGATCCGGCTCGGCCGTCCGGCCGAAACGATCGCGATAGCAGAGGGTTGGGAAAACGCGCTGGCTTGGTGGCAGCTCGGGCTCGGGCCGGAAGAGGTGATGCTCGCGGCTGCGGTCGACCTGGGGAACCTCTCGGGCCGCGCGACTGGCCAAATCGCGCACAAGAAGCTCGTGGACCCGGAAGGGCGGCCGAGGCGCATGCCGAACGGTCTGCCGGACCCCAAGGTCCCAGGCTTGATCCTGCCTCAGGGCATCAAGTCGGTCATCATCATCGCGGACACGGATTCCGAGAGCTATGCCACGGCGGGCCTGATCTCGGTCGCGGTTCGCCGCTTCCATGCGCAGGATCTCGACGTCGATGTCTCCTGGCCGCCCACCGGGATCGACTACAACCGACTCCTCCTGCGCGAGCTGGGCCGGGAGAAAACATGAATTACCCAGACGTCCTCGAACATCCAATCGGCATCGAAAACGGCCACGACTTCCTCAAGCGCATCGCCTGGATTTTTGAAGAGCCCGTTAAGAGCAAATTTGGAGCGCTTTATTTGGACCAGCTCGATGACCCCGGCCCGGAGCACAATTGGCTCGTGCAAGGTTGGCTCGCGGCCAACGAGGTGAGCGTCGTCGCCGGGGCCTCGCGCTCGGGCAAGAGTTTTCTCGCGCTCGAAACCGGCCTGTGCGTCGCGGAGGCGCGCCCGTTATTCGGGTTGAAAGTGAAGCACGGCGCCGTCGTCTATCAAGCGGGCGAGGGCGCGATCGGCGTGAAGAAGCGGCTGCGTGCATGGCGCCAGCATCACGGGCGCGTCTGGACGCGCGAGACGCCGTTCGTTCTGCTTCAGCGGCCGATCGACATCTATCACTCGACCGAAGAGGTCGATTCGCTGATCGCCGAGATCCTGGCCCACGCGCGGGTATTCGAGGACCCACTGCGCCTCGTCGTCATCGACACGCTCGCGACCGCGACGCCTGGAGCCGACGAGAACTCAGGCCGCGACATGTCGACCGTACTCGGGAACGTCGCGCGGATCTGCGACAAGTGCCAGTGCCACGTCATGCTCGTGCATCACCTCAATGCAGCGGGAGGAAAGTTACGCGGCCACACCTCGGTCTACGCCAACGTCGGCCAAGTGATGCTGGTTGAGAGGGACGAGGAGACCGGAATCCGGACCGTCAAGCTCGACAAACAGAAAGACGACGAAGACGGAAAAACAATGAAGTTTGAGCTGATGCAAGTGACGATCGGCGTCGATGAGGACGGCGAGAAAATCACCTCCTGCATCTGCTTGCCCGTCGGCGAGAAAGACGCTGTCCGGCGCGAAGAGGAATTGAAAGGGTTCCGGCTCAACAAAACGCAGGAGCTGTTCATGCAGGCGTTCTTCGATGTCGAGCGCCGATATGGCCAGCCGGTCCCGCGAGAGGTTTCCTTGCCCGTTTATGTGCGGAGCTTGGCCCCTTGGGAGGACGTCAAGCGGGTCTATGGCGACATGAGCCCGTCCGACGCCCTTACGCCGGATCAGCAAACGACGGCGGAGGCGGAGATCGCGGACAAGCGCTGGAGGGAAACGATGAAGAAAAGAATCCAGCGCATGCGCGAGGATTTGGAAGCGCTCGCCGTCCTGGGCGTCGTGCGGCATGAGGCGAAGACTTACGTGTACTGGACCGGGAAGCCGTTGCGGGCCTTTCCCGAAACGCAACCTCGCCCCAAGGCCGAGAGCGACGATTCGGAGCCGGTGGCTGACGTGGATTTTTGACATGGCCAGGAAACGCGACCGCAAGATCCCGGTAGCAGATTCGGTGCAGTGGATGGGCCTCTGCCCGTGCGGCTGCGGCTCGTACAACGCCGTGCTCCTCGACGAGCACGAGAACGCGATCGGCATATTCGGCTGGGATCGCGAGACCTGGGTCAGCTTCCTCGCGGGTGTGATGCGGCACATAGACGGAGAGTCGAGTGAAGGGCCTGTATGCGAACACCACACGGCACATTGAGAGCCCGTGCCTGAACTGCGGCAAAGGGCTCGATGCTTCCTCGGTCTACGACGAGGGACCGCGACGAGGCCCCCGCGAGGGCGACATCTCGATCTGCCTCCGGTGCCGCCACGTCATGGCCTACCGCGCCGATCTCTCGCTGCGGGCTCTAACCGACGAGGAGATCATCGAGGTCGCTGGAGAACCGCGCTTGGTCGCGATGATTGAACTCACTGGCACCTACCAAAAGGACAAAGAACTTGCGGCCCGACGTCGAGAAGGTCGTCCACTCCCTGGCGACCAAGAAGCTAGCCGACAAGTACATAGGGCGGCACGGCGAGCCGCCATCGCTTTTCTCAAGGCGAGCCGCCGCGAGGCAGCAAGATCTCAACGATGACGATCGCAAGCACCTCAAATGGTGCCTCTCCGCCCTGGAGCGAGGCCTTTCGAGGGGCAAGATCGAACACTTTGCGGACGCGAAGGCTGCGCTCGACTTCGTCTCGGCCCTGCTAGAGCGCGATTACAACCTGTACCCAGAAAGGCAATTACATGGTGATCGATGAATTGACTGACCTGACCAAGCTGCTCGCCAAGGCGCTGCGTGCGCCTATCAGCGCCCATGTCGAAAAGCATGGTCTCGTCATTGTGAGAAACGATCTTCTGATCGCCCACGATCCGCACACCGGCCGGATCGTCATCACGTTTGAGGTCGAGCAAGCGTTGCCGGTCAGGCAGGCAGCCGAATGACCATCGGGCCAGGAAAATACGACGACCTCGTCACCCCAATACAAGCCTCGACGCAAGCGCGCGGCGTGATCTTGATTGTGGTTGGCGGCAATCGAGGCGAGGGCTTCTCCTGCCAAGCCACGCTGGAGGTGACCTTGGCCTTGCCAGCGATGTTGAGAAGCATCGCGGATCAAATGGAGGCGGATCTCCCAATTATGAAAGGCGAAGCACAATGAACGAGACCGCACAGCAGGCCCATCCCTTTCCGCGCAGCGTCGAGGCGTTCGAGGACGTCCTGAAACGGTCGCAGGACGGCACGATCGCCGCCTTCGCCGTCATCTGGGTGGACCCGCAAGGAATCGTCGGCTGGAAATGGCATTTCGGCAACAGGCCGCAGACCGACTTGATCGGCGGCATCGAGTGTATGCGCTACACGATCATCAGCAAGGCGATGGAGCCGCTCCCGCAGCCGCCGCCGATTCCGGACCCGCCGACCGATGTCCGACAATAACGTGGGCGCGGGTGGCGCTGTCTCTCGCCAGTCCGACCTGACCGCCGCCGATCTCGATTTCGTGCGGCTGACCACACTTAAAAAGGCAATGGAAGAATCGATCGACGAGATCGAGGCCTACCTCGTGGATCTAAGGAGTCGACATGGAACGGTGGAAGCTCAAGCGCACGCGCCAGTGCGAAAAATGCCCGTGGCGAAAGGCGACAAACCCGCACGACATCCCAAACGGCTACACGGAAGAGCGGCACCGCGCGCTCAAGGAGACGATCGCTGAAGACCCCATGGTTTCACTCAGCGCCTATCTGAGAGGGGAATCGCTCAAGATCATGGCGTGCCATGAGATGCACGACACGCATTGCATCGGCTGGCTGAACCATCAGCTCGGTCCCGGCAACAATCTTCAGCTGCGCATCTCGATGGGGTTCTGCGACAACGCCAAGGCGATTCGGCTGCGCGGTTCCCAGCATGAGACGTTCGAGGACACGCTGCCATGATCCACCGGCTTTACGACGAGACGTGCGCGCAGCGGTGGGCGCGGCGCAAGCGCGAGGAGCATGAGGAGCGGCTCCAGCGGATGCACGAGGACCGGCGGCGCCGGATGCGAGTCGTGGTGGATGACGCCCATGCGAAGATCCGCGAGGCTGCGCGCCGTGACGAGGAGGCCCACAGGAGGTCCCAGACGTCCTCGGCCAGCGATCCCGTCGCTTTCCCCCTCCCGACCTCCTCAGCGCCCTCCTACGAGGCTCCCCCCACCGCTTTGCCGGACCCGCCCTCGACGATCGATCCCGGCGGCGGTTCCTCGGGCGGCGCGGGCGCGAGTGGAGACTGGTGATGATTGAGTTGGGCGGTAAGCACGTTATGCGGATCTGGGCGAAGCACGAGCCGGAGCCCGGTCACCTCCGCGACGTCATCGAAGACATGAAGACGCTCGGGCGGCCGACAATCCGCTGCGTCGACTGGCGCGGTGAGCTGTATGCGATCGAGGGCAGCCACCGGCTCAAAGCGGCGTTCGAGCTGGGCATCGTCCCCAACATCGAGGTGACCGGCCCAGACCGCTTGTCTGGCGAGGACGAGCGTTTCTGGGACTGGATGAAGGACGCGCTCAATCACTACGCTTGGGAGGTTGTCGCCGAGTTTCGATTTGGCGGGCCAGCTCAGCCTCCGCCTCCGCTAGATCCTTGCTCGCAAAAATAACGCCTAGTCCCTCCACGACCGCCCAGGCCTTGCCGAAAGGCGCGACATGCAGCGGGCGGCTGGCGGCCGGGTTTGGCCCCACTGGCATCGCTTCCGGTTTCTTCCCGCGTTTTGAGGCCGCCATGGGCAAGCGCTCCACGTTCAAGAGGGTAGCGAGAGACCTCTACAATACGCCCGCCGAGGCCGTCAGGCCGCTCCTGGGCTGGCTCCAGCGAGGAACGCCCTTCATAGAGCCCTGCTATGGCGAAGGGGCTCTCAGGCGCGCCCTGGAGGCCGCTGGGCATCATTTCCGTGGCGGCTTCGATCTGCCCTTCGACGCGCGCGGATATTCCTACGGCGTGCAACAGGGCGAGATCTTCATCACCAATCCGCCGTACTGGGGCCAGCCGGACGATCTGCATCCCCTGATCCTGAACCTAAGCAATCAGGCGCCGACGTGGCTCCTGATGTCGAGCGACTGGTTGTTCAACCAATCATCGGGCGAGGTGGCCGCCAAGCGGTTGCGCCGGATCGTTGCAGTCGGCCGCGTGAAGTGGATTCCCGGCTCGAAATACACCGGCAAAGAGAACGCGGCGTGGCTGCTGTTTTACAAGCACGGGCGCCGCGCCACTTTTGTCGGGCGCGGCTATAAAAAGCCCCATGCTCACGCTGGCCAATGACCTCTCGGCACGCGAGCGCGAATGTCTCTTATGGATCGCGCGCGGCAAGACGTACCGCGAGACGGCGATGATCACCGGCATTTCCTACGGGACGGTGAAGACCTACCTCGACATTGCGCGCCACAAGCTCAACTGCGCCAACTTGCCGCAGGCAACCGCCGTCGCGGTCGCTCTCGGCATCTTCACGTCTGAGGATCTGGAGGGGCGCTAAGGTAGGGCCAGGGCGTCCTCTTGCGCGTCCCAGGCGCGGCGCAGCGCGCTTATCGCGCCCAGCTCCAGGCCGTTGACGAAGGCCTCGATCGTCTCGGGCGTCGTTTCCGTGTCCTTGGTCCGCATCGCCAGCGCGCTGGCGTAGCAGGCGTCGCGCAGCGAGGGCGGGCGAAGGGCAGTCGGCGCCGCTGGCAACCCCTCGCGCATCATCTGGTCGCGCAGCCGGAACCATGTCTCGACAATGTCATTGCTCATGAAATCGCCTGCCCTCTAACGGTCGCCAGCATGTCGACCAGCGTCTCCTCATCGAACGTCGCGCCCGCGATGGGATCGCCGCTTCGCGTCTTCAACATGACGTGCAGGCTGTGGCACTGGTCGCACATGTACCAGCCCGTCTGAGCCGCGCGCGGGAGGTCGTCCCAGTCAGCGACCAGCTCCAGCTCGGTCTTGATCCTTTCTGTTGTCTTGCTCTTTCTCATGAGAGCCTCGCGGGTTCGACGTGGATGGAAAGCGCGGTCAGCGGCTTGTTGGGCCGCCCGTCAGGCCGCACTGGGCGACTTTTCGATACGGTGTTCCAAGCCTCCAGTGCCGCGCTCGCGCTGGCGAACTTGCGCGCCTCGTCCCGGTTAGCGGTGAGCCAGATCCGCCCCCCGAAGGCGCCGTTGATGAGCACGCCATCGGCGAGGAGGACCGACTCTGTGATGGTGGGCTCGACGTCCGCGTTATAGCTTTCCAGCCAGAAGGCGCGGCCGAACTCGTGATCGGCGGCGGCTATGACCTTGATGATTACTTCGCCGAAACTGTCCGCCATCACGCTGGCCTCCTGTCTTCATCAGGGATCAGCGGACCGTGCGGCAGCTCCCAGCGACCGTCGCGCGTGAGCACCTTGCGAATCTTCCAGGGCAGAGCTTCTCGCTGGTCGTCGTCGATCGTCGCGAGGCCGCGATTAACGGCTTCCCGCAGCATCTCCATTTCGTTGTCGGTGAGCCGCAAGCGCCAACCTCGGCGCATGCGCGTGACGTTCATCATGTCGGCTCCTCTAAGTCCAATTTGACGGTCGAGCCGTCTCGAAAACGAAGCACGCCATCGGCGAACCATGAGCGCAGGACAATCCCGGCCGTCATCCGCTTGGTGCCGTTGTTCCCGTCAGCCGGGATTGTGTCGGGCGGGCAGTCGAGCGCCTGGATGAGCGCGACGAACTTCTCGAACGAAAATTCGCCGCCCTGGCCCCGCGACCGCTCCGTTAGGAAACGGTCGTAGGCGTCGCCGGAATGCTTAGGATACTGGCGGCGGCGAATCCGGCTCATCGGGCACCTGCTCGGCGTGACAAATGACCTTGGTGACTCGCCCGTCCCGCCTCTCAGTGTTCCACTGAAAATTGCGGCGGCCCGTCATCTCGGTCGCCATCTCTTGAGCCTCAGCGAAGTCCCGCGCGACGACGTCGACCGTCGCCGTCTGGTACGCCATCCGCTCCAGATCGATCGTGTAGCGCTGTCTCAATGCGCCCTCCTGCGATCATCGAGGAGGTTGTCGAAGACGCCCGTGAATTGGTCCTCGGTCCCCGAGAGTTGGCGCAGCTCGACGCACTTGCCCTTGGGGCCGCGCACTGTCGTCAGCGTCTCGTAGCGATGCTCGCCGTCCTTGTTGGCGGCCATGATCACGACGGCCTCTTGCCGGTCCGAGCGCTCGCTCGGCGGCAGCCCGCTGTACTCGGATGACCTCATTTCCTCGGCCGTGGCGTGGGCCAGCCATGCCTCGGTCACCATGCTGTACGCCGTGGCCTGTTTCTCCCGCATCACGTCGCGCATGGTTTCGATCACGAGATGCTTCTGGCGATTGTTCCCCCACGGCGTGGCAAAGATCTCGATCTCGCCCTTTACGGTGATCAAGAGCCACGCGGGCGTCAGCTCGGCCGAGCTGCCCACCATGACGCGGGCGGCGTGCTCCCTGGCCAGTCTAATCATGTCATCCAATGTCATCGTCTCAGCTCCTCCACCGCTTGCACGGTTCAGCCCTCCGAACCGCGTTCGTCCTCGTCGTCTGGGAGCGGCCAAAACCAGGGCTCCCGGCGCGCGAACATGTTGAAAGGCGCCACTGGCTTGGGCTCGATCGCCGCGACGATCTCCTGAAGCTTGGCGATCAGCTCGCGCATCTGACCGGCGCCAAGGTAGTCCGCCGTGGCCCAGGCCTTCTCGCCGCGCAATTGCAGCGTCGCGCTTTCCGGGCTCGACTTGTACAGGCGGATCATAGGCGTGCGATCGACCACGTACTGGCGCGGCCAGCGCTTCACCTCGATGCGGTGTTTAAGATTCAGCTCATCCATTTTTTCGACTCTCTCCGGGCGGAATACCCGCGACCGCGCCCCGAAATGTCGAGGCGCGCGCGCTGGCATTCACGCAGCGGCCTTGATAATCTCCATCAAGTCGCTGGGGAGCTGGCGGTGATACTTCATCACGATTTTTCGGCCGAGCACCGCCTGCTTGCGCGAGAGCTGGTCCTGCATGGCCAGCGATTTGCCGATTCGCGTGTCCATGCGATTGAACCCAGCATCGTCCAGGCTGAATGCGCCGTCGCAGACGCCAGCCAAGGCCCGCAGAGCCCCGTGGACGGCCTTGACCGCCTCTGGGCTGATGTTCTGCGCTTCTTCCGCCACTTGCGTCTGGGTAACGCTCCGCGTGGCCTCAGACCCCGCTTTGTCCGGTGGCGGAACAAGCACGGCGACGTCTGGCAACCTTTCTTGGTTGTCGAGGGCCGCGTCGAGGTTCTGTTGCTTCTCGACGAGGATCTCGCTCGCACGCTGGTCATAGCTCCCGTCGAGCACGAGATGCTGCACGAGCACTGACTCGTTTTGGCCCCGGCGATGGACGCGGTCTTCCGCCTGATTCATCGTGCCTGGGACAACCCACAGCTCGCCGAAAACGACGAGGCTCGCCGCCGTCAGCGTGATCGCCACGCCAGCGGCGCTGATCGAGCCAATAAACAGGCTCTTGCTCGGGTCAGTCTGGAAGGCGTCCACCTCGGCCATGCGCATGCCCTGAGGCACCTCGCCGGTCACCATCACACTGGCAGCGCCGAAATGCGCCCTGAGAGCCTGGGCGACATCGTGATGCCAAATCATGCAGACCACTTTGCCCTGGTTTTCGATGCAATTTTCGAGATGCTCGATCAGCTGCGGAACCTTGGCGAGCGCGACCTCGTGCCGCACCTTGCTGATCTCCTCGAAAGCGACCTTGGCGGCCTCTTGCAGGGCCTCCACAGCCCGCCTGTAATCGGCCGGGTCCTCAGAGGCCTTGGACAGCTCGACGGCCACCCGCAGGGCTTCCAGCTTCTTCTCGGCGGCAGCCTCGGCGGCGTTCTCGCGCTTAACCGCAGCAATCGCCTCGCGGCCCTCGGGCGCGATGACGACGATCTGACGGCGCTTCGCGGGCAACTCCTTGAGCACGTCCTTCTTGAGGCGGCGAATCATGATCGAGGCGCGAAGCTTAGCTTGCAGCTCGGCGAGGTTGCTCGCGCCGGAAACGTCCCAGCCATACTCGGTCTGGTGCCCCGCGCAGTAGCGCGTAACGTAGCCCTTCCAGCTCTTGCCCAGGCCGAACGGGTCCAGCGACTTCAGGAGCGGCCACAGCTCGATCGGGCGATTCAAGAAGGGCGTGCCGGTCATGAACACCCGTCGCCGCGCCTTAATCGCCGGAACCCTTTTGGCCGGGTCTTGGTCCCATTTACCTAAGACGAGCGCGGTGCGCTGAGCCTTGGGGTTCTTGCAATAGTGAATCTCGTCGCCGATCAGGATGTCCCAGGCGCGCGCATCGATCGCGGGGCGGTGTTTCTTGAGTTGCTCATAGTTGACGATCACGACATCGGTCTCGGGAAACGAACCGTTGGCGACGCCGACTGTCATGTCGCGCACCAGCCACTTGCGGGCCTCCTTGAGCCAGTTGAGCTTGGGCGTGGCAGGGCAGATGATCAGGGCGGACTTGACGCTCGGATCGGCATTGACCACGCCCAGTGCTTCGATCGTCTTGCCCAGGCCCATTTCGTCGCCGACGAGCGAACTGTCGCGGCCCATGCAATAGGCGATTCCGGCCTTCTGGTAGGGGTCATAAGCGCAGCCAACCGGCGCCGGGATCTCGATGTCCGCGTCAGTCGCCCTGGAGGCCTCGATCGCCGCCGCGTCCTTGGCGTGCTTCGCCTCGCGATCGGCGTTTATCTTGGCGACGATATCGGCGTTGTCGCCTGCGATCTTCGCCGCGACTTCCGGCTTGTCGGTCCACCATATTTTGCGATCGGGGTTCCAGCGGAACCCGGCCGCCTTGACCAAATCCTTGTCCGCGAAATCGCACCGCGCGATCCAAATGCGGCCCTCTTGCACAACTCTGATTGGCATTGTTTCGACTCCAAAAGAAAACCGGGCGTAGGCGCGCCCGGTGCGTATATGGCATTGGACGCAAAAAGCGTCAAGATCATAACCGTTTTTAGTCCCCCAGGTAGACCGTGCGGAAGCGCCGCCGATCCTCGGCGGCCTCCATCGCGTAGGCGGCGGCGATCGCTTTGCGCTCGATGCGAAACCGCCCTGGCGTAGGGAAGCGCTGGCCCCCAGGCGCGATCCGGATCACGCGCCAGGAGTTGCGGCGGCCGGGTTCCGGCTCAACGAGGAATCGATCGCTCATGGCCGCCTCCGCAGCAGGAAGCGCATTAGCTCGGCCGCCGCGCGATGATTGAACGCCTGCTGGGTTTGCCACGCGGCAGCGTAGTCCGGCATGCCCAGGTCGAGGTATTTGACCGATTCAGCGTGAGCGAACGCGGCGGCGCCCTGGTGCGCGGCGGCCCCCTCGCGCAGCTCCTCGTTGGTTAGCAGCGTCCACGTTTGATAGGGCTCCGCGCTCATGACTGCGCCTCCGCGAAAGCATCCAAGAACCGCCTGGACTCGGCGCTGTTGGGCCGCGTTACAACGCTCGAAGAGCGGCGTGGATCGCTAACCGGGAGCGTGGCGGCCCATAAGGTAGCGAGCGTGAAGTAGTGGTCTGCGCCCCTCTGGTCAGGGCGCGTGTCCTCCTGCGGCGCAGGCTCGCCTGCGAGGTCATAAAACGTCGTCACGTCGCAGGCGCGGCAATGCTGCGCCCAGAACCCTGTCGCGTAGCCGCTGACGTGCGCCTCGCGAAGGTCGAGCTGCTGCCCGCACTGGAAGCAGCTGACCTCGCGATGGTCGCGGTAGGTAGGAAAGCGCTTGTCGGTCATTGGTTTCGACTCCTCGTTTCGGACCGATCGTCCGGTCATGCTCGCCTCCCTGGACGAGCATGGCCTCACAATCGCCCTCAGGCGGCCTGTAGTAGGGGCTCCTCCTCGTCCGCCTCCTCGGCGCTGACCGCGCCGCGCATCCATTCCACGGCCTTGCTGGCCGCGCTGGCGGCGGTCACGATCGCGGTCTCCTTCTCGGACAGGAGCGAGACCCAGTGGTCGACGTAGGCGGCCGGAGCCTCGCCCATGTCGATGCCCCACTCGGCGCAAACGAACGCGCTGGTCAGCTCGGCGATCAGCTCCTCGGCCGCGTACTCACGATCGCCAAACTTGCCCTTGAGGCTGCGGTTGAGTCGCTTCTCGTGGCCGGTCGCGTGCCCCATCTCGTGGAACAGAGTCGAGTAGTAGGGATGAGCGCCGACGAAGGCCTCGAACGCGGGCATGTCGATGACATCGAGCGAGGGCGCGTACTGAGCGCGCGCGCCGCGCTCGCGGACTGGAATCTCGGTCGCGGCGACAAACGCATCGAGATCAGCGTCGCGCCCGTCGGGGTTCACTGGGGCGTGCTGGCGAGCCTCGCCAACGCCCAGGACCGAGTCGGGCAACCCGTCGCACTGGGCGACATTGAACACGGTATAGGCGCGAAGGAACCCGATCGATTTTTTCGCCTTGGGGTCCGGATTCTTCTCGTCCTTCACGAGAAGCTTTTTGACGAAGATCACGGCCAAGCCATGCTCGCCGCTGCGCACGGTCCCGCCCGCAGCCTTCGCTTGTTTGAACGTCAACCATCTCGGACCCCAGCCCTGGACCTCGGCATGGCTCCACAACAGCAGGACGTTGACGCCGGAATAAAAGCGGCCGGTGACCGCGTTGCGCGGCATGACGCTGCCGTGCGCGCCGACGCGCTCCGACCAGGGCTTGCGCCAGGGCGCCACGCCGGTCTTGAGCTGAGCCAAAATTTTATCGGTAATTTCGCGGTGCATATCACGCATGGTCGACTCCAAAAGGAAAAGGGCGCGGTAGGCCCGCGCCCCTCTCAGATAGCATCAATTGCAAGACAGTCAACGCAAAACGGTCACGATGGCGACTATTTTTTCTCCAGCGCCCCGCGAAAGAGCATCACCGCCTCGGCGATCGTGACCAGCCGCCCGTCAATCCAAACGTGGCTGACGGGATCAGGGCTCTCGCCCGCGCGCCGGTTCTCAGCGCCACGCTGGCAGCCCATCCAGCGGCCCTGGAGGTTCTCGGCGTAGGCGAGCGCCTCGGCCGCCGTGGCGAAGCGCAGACCGTTGCCGGTCCAGCTCGACTCGCCGACGCCCTTGATCTCGGGAACGAAGCTCATGAGCGCACCTTGTCGCCGCCAGCGTCCTGAACGTGCATGGCCAGGATGGTCAGCTCGTGCTCGATCGTGGCCAGGGCGGCCATGCGGGCGCGGTGTTCGTCCATCGCCTCACAAGTGGCGTCCTTGCCGAGACCGGGCGTCGCCTCTTGCACGTAGTAGTCTCGCCCGTTGGGCGCGCACTGGGCGAGCGCCCGCTGAGCGTCGCGGATCGCCTCGTAGGCGGCCCGATAGCCGTCGAAGAGGCTTTGGGCGTCAGTCCCGTTCAGATGGATGGATGGCTTGCGCATAGGTTCGACTCCTTCGATTGCTGGTGAGTAGGCTCATCAGACGGCGCACAACGCCGTGACGCGCGCCGGAGCGCGCGTTTCGCCTTGGGGTTAGCGGCTGCGATCCACCGCCGGGAGCGGCAAGCACTCAAGGGAAGCGGAAAGCTCTGTGAGCGTTGCGGCGCGCGGCCAATGCGTGGCGATCGGCCAATCCTCGGGCTTCGCGAGGCGCGGAACCGCCTCCCAGCCGCCAGCGCCATGCTTGCGCACGCGGAACACGAATCCGCCGCCATAGCCGACATATTCGCGCGGCCGGATCATGGACTTCTCGATGTTGTGAAGATATTTCATGGGTTCGACTCCAGTCTGTTTTCGGGCGCCGTAGGCAGCGCCTGTCTGTCTATATGATCATTGCGGGACGCTGGTCAATGGCTTTTCGTCGCCATCGTGACGGGTTTTGCACGCCTTATATACATAGGGGCTGCGCAGACATGCCGACTGTCCCTCGCTTGTCGTTCTCGAGCCCAGTGTTTCCGGGCCTTATGCTTGCATCGCGTCCCGCGCTGTCCCGTTTGTGTCCCGCAGTCTCGGACAGGCTTAAACAGGCGGGACAAGAGGGGGACAACGACGGGACATTCCGCTTTCAAGCCACAAGAGGCGATAGGCGTTTAAACCGCCTCAGGAGCCCGCTGGCTGGCCTTCAATCTGGAAGGCTGTAGGACACTGGCCTTGCACGATCTGCAAGTCTACGGGCCGTTTTTGGCGAATTAACCCTAGGCTACGGGAAAGTCAGCTAAACAGAAAAAGTCGGCAAAGCCGAAATGTTTAGTTCTGAGAAGTGACGATGTTTACGCTGTACTAGGCCTTTTCCCAGAATGTCGCTATTCTCGTTCTTTTCCGAAATCTCTCGATCGCCCAGTGTTCCCAAGGACTTGCTCATTGGCAGGCGTGATTGATGGTTGAGACCGTGCAAGGCCGGTGCCCTGGATGCGGCGGCTGAAACCAGACGACAAAGATCGCCATCCCGGCCGCCATGCCGATCATCATCAGCCAGACATCGCCAACCTTCATAGGTCTTCCTCGCCGACCAGCCAGTCAGGGAATCCGTGCTCGCCCAGCATCAGCAACAAGATGATGTTTGTCGGTGGATGAGGCGCGCCGCTCTTCGCTGTCATGCCCTCATGCGCCAGCTCGGCCGCGATCCGGCGAAAGCCCCAGTCAGGATGAACGTGGAACAGCTCCAGGGCTCGGGCCGCATGAGCGTGGCGCGTCGTCCAGACACTGGGCCGTCTCATCAATCTCGCCTCGATCGTTCGATTGCCGCCTCGCGTGCGGCATAGAGCCGCTCGCGGTGCACCGAGATGCGCGCTCGGCGCTTGCCCTTGCATTGCCGCCCAGGTCCAGCCCCGCAGCGCGGACAAGGCAGCAGGAGCGCCGCGTTGCGCGTCCAGCCGCGACTGATTGTCGCCTTGGGTTTGGGTTCGTTTCGCATCGAATGCAAGTCTGTGGCCTTCCCTGGCCCTTGTCGAGCGCTTTTTGCGCCCAATGCGAGGTAGGCGGATCAAGGCCTTAGAACTTTATTTCTGAACCCGTCAGGATGCCGACGCGATTTGCCTCTGTCCCCTTGACAAGCGATTTGCATTCCCCCCCTACATCCCTCCTACTCCCCTCGATACGCACCAGCGCTTAGTGGCCAAGGGACGGAGCGCGGCCATCCATGGCCGCCCTTAGCGAGGTCCCGCGTGCCCAGACCGCTAATGTTTGATCATTTGCGCTCTGCCGCGCGCGCTCGCCCGATAATGGCGCACTACGTCCCGCTAATGTCCCCCGCACGGGACAGAAAAAGGGCCGCTTCGCGGGTCTTTGACCAAGCCCTTTTTCCGTCCCGCGCTCAACCTCAGAACCAAGCCTGAGAGGCAGCGGCCAGCGTGCAGCCATTGCGTCTCTCGACCCGCCGGTCCTATCCTCGCGAGCCTGAAACGAGTGTGTTTTGTCCCGTCCCGCGCCGGTTGGTGCACGGCCGATCGCGCGGTCGACTAACGGAAGCGTTAACGCGGTCCAACAGGGGCTAAGTGCTTGATGTTGCTGTGCGTCTGTGCGTGTATCTTCAGATACTGAGACACGCGCTCAACGCATGGCGCGATTCCGCCCTGGTGGGTGCCATAGCTGTGCGTCAACGGTGCCGAATAGGTGCCGTAATAGTGCCAGGAGGGAGGGGGGGGGACCGCCCCCTGGAAAGTTTTACGCTGATAGCCCTCAGTCAAAAATATGGTTGGTTCCGTGTAGTGGTTACGCATAACGCATTGCCCTGTTATCAATAACCCTGTTACGCATAACCTCCCGTCATCTTGTGACGTTGGGGTTTGCTGGGTTATGGGTAACATCATGGAAGATGCGGAGCGGGCTTTGGCGGTGATTGAGGCGTTACCGATAACGGAGCTAATTTTGCTTGGGGAGTTGGCGGTTGCGTTGCGGGAGGAGACGCGGGAGCGGCGGTTACGGACGTTGGTTGAGGCGGCGCGGCGGCGTGGGGATTATTTAGAGCGGCAGGCGGCGAAGATGCGGGCGCGGCGAGGGCAGTGAGATGGCGGCAGCTGGGCAGCCGAGGGCGCGGAAGAGCCGGGTTCGGACGAGTGAGGAGCTTGCGGAGCGAGAGAAGCAGGCGAAGGAGATGGAGGGCTCGGTTGAGCAGATGGCGGCGAACGGGCTGACGCCAGCGGAGATCAGTTTGCTGACGGGGCTGAAACCGGACCGGCTTTATCGGAAGTATCGGGATTGCATGATGAAGGGGGGGGCGAGGCGGACGAACGAGGTAGCGCAGGCGGCGTATTTGATGGCGACGGGGGGGCCGGAGCGGAACTGGCGGCAGGCGGATGCGAGCATGAACAAGTTTTGGTTAGAGCGGCGTGGGGGACCGATCTGGGCGCCGCCGAGGCCGGATGAGGGGAGTGGTCCGGACTTGACGCGGTTGAGTGTGCCGCAGTTGATTGAGCTGGAGCGAGCTTTGAGGCCGCTGGCGCGCAATCCGGTTTTGATTGATGCCGAGGTCCAATCTACCGAGCCACGAGAGCGTGGTGGCGGAATTGATGCGGCGGGAGCTGGGGATCTCGTCGATGGAGGCGTCGGCGTCGGTGTCGACGGTGAGGGAGCGGTGCCGGAATAGTTTGGTGAATTTTGTTGAGGAGGCGTGGCCGATTTTGGAGCCGCGCATGCCTTTCGTGAAGGGGAATTTGGTCGAGGCGATTTGCGAACATTTGGAGGCGGTGAGCGCGGGGCTGATCACGCGGCTGCTGATCAATGTTCCGCCGGGGAGCGCGAAGTCGCTTTTGGTCTCGGTTTTCTGGCCTGCGTGGGAATGGGGTCCGAAGGGGCTGACGTCGTATCGCTACATCAGTTCGAGTTTCGCGGAGAGCGCGTGCGTTCGGGACGTTCGCAAGATGCGGCTGCTGGTGACCAGCGACTGGTATCAGCGGCACTGGCCGCATGTTGAGCTGACGCGGGGCGGCGAGCTGAGTTTTGAGAACACGCTGACGGGGACGCGGGACGGGGTGGCGTTCTCCAGTCTGACCTCCAGGCGCGGCGATCGATTGATTCTGGATGACCCGCACAGCGTGGAGAAGGCGGAGAGCCCGAACGACCGGGAGAAGGCGACGAGACGATTTCGGGAGAGCGCGGTGAACCGGCTCAACGATCAGGCGAAGAGCGCGATCGTTGTGGTGATGCAGCGGCTGCACGAGGCGGACATTTCGGGGGTCATTCAGGAGTTCATGCCGGATTACGTGCAGCTGGTGATGCCGATGGAGTACGAGAGCGGGCGGCACTGCGAGACGGCGATCGGTTTCTCGGACTGGCGGCGCTCGGAGGGGGAGCTGTTGTTTCCGCAGCGGTGGGGGCGGCCGGAGGTCGAGAACCTCAAGCGCGACATGGACAAGTGGGCTTATGCGGGGCAATACCAGCAGCGGCCGGCGCCTCGGGGCGGCGGGCTGTTTCCGTACAATGGCTGGGAGCTATGGTCGCGCAGCGTCGCAGTGACCTATGGCCGCAACGAGAGCCAATATCCGGACATGGACATGATCGTGGGCTCGCTGGACCCGGCGTTCGGCGAGAAGCAGGAGAATGATTTTTCGGCTTTTGTCGTGCTCGGGGTTTGGACGAACCATCGCGGGGTCCAGCAGTGCATGTTGATGGCGTGCTGGCAGAAGCGGCTGGCACTCAGCGATCTGGTCGAGGAGTTGGTCAAGAGCTGCCGGAAACTGAAGGTCGATCGCTTGCTGATCGAGATGAAGGGTTCGGGGATCTCGGTGGCGCAGGAGGTGACGCGGCTGACGCGGGACGAGGAGTTTGCGATCCAGCGGATTGATCCGGGCAACATGGACAAGGTTTCGCGGGCGCACGCGCTGTCGCATTTGTGGGGCGAGGAGGAGGCGGACGGCTCGGTGCGCAAAGGCGTCATTTGGGCGCCAGGACAGACGCAGAGCCATGGCGCGGTCTGGCCTCGGGACTGGGCTGAGCTGTGCATGAGCCAGTGCGCTTCTTTCCCGAAGGGCAAGCACGACGACATCCCCGACTCGCTTTGCCAAGCGCTGAAGTGGTTTCGCGATCGGGGCTTGCTGAAGAAGTCGGTTGAGGTTCAGGCGGAGGAATATGCGGAGTTGATGCAGTCGCCGCTGCCGCCGATGCCGCTCTATCCGATATGACGCGCGCGGAGGCGATCAGGGCGATGGATCGGCGGACGAGAGTCCGGGTCGGCGCGTTCCGCAATTCGGAGAGCTGGGGCTATTGCGAGGGGGTGGTCACGCACATCTGCCGTTGCGGCGTAGTTGGCGTCGAGGACGACAGCGGGACGACCTATTTCCGGCCGCAGCGGACGGTGCGGGCGCTGAAGTGATGACGTACCCGGTCTGATCTCAATAGTCGGAATCGGTCCCGGTTTGTTCCTACCCCTTTCGGTGGTTGCGGGTTCACTGACTTCACTGACATCATTGATCGTCCGCTCGGCGTCCCGATGAGACAAGCAACGCTAGGATTGATGGTCCCTGGCGGGAAGGAATCGGCTGAACCGTTTCTTCAACGCCCTCGTCGGCGTTGGGACTTTGCAATTGGCCTACCGAAAGCACGGGCGGACACCGGGCGGGACCGGCCCCAGCGCCGGGTACCGGCCCCTTCAGTCCATCCGTGAGGCGCGTTGGCGGACCGAACCCTCGTCTCGCTTGGATCGGTGAACACGTCTTGAGGACGCTATCGTCACCCTACGGGGCGAGTGTAGCTGCAAATATCCCTGGTGGGGAAGTTTGCAGCTGTTCTCCACCTCCATCGTGGGAGAAAAAGGCGACATGGCCGAGAAAATCGACTTCAGCGACTACCGTTGGGAGCCGTGGATGCCGTTGCTCTATCTGGTCAAACGCGAGATCGACAATCGGCTGGCCGAGGGGGTCTATAACGACGAGGAGACCGGCTACAGCCTGATGGACGATCTGGAGATGGTCGAGTGGATTCTGTACGCGGCCTTCCCGCCGGACGGGAAGGACCCCCCTGCACAAACGGCGTCGGATTAAAAGGGGGGGTTAAGTGGGAATCTGGACGCTGATCGTCATGTGGTGGCGCAAGCGCCAGCGCGACCTCGACATGGTCATCCTGTGGCCGACGTTGCTGCGGGAGGCCGGGGATCTCGATCGGGCGAAAGCAGCATTTGCATTTCATGCTATGAATGATCCAGCATGGCTCTGCCTGGGCGAGGAGCGGATCATTGCCTTCATCGAGAAGCTTGAAGCCTGCGACTAATCGCGAGAAGCCGATCATCGGCATCCGAGCGATCAATTACAGTTGGGCCGAGATGAACCCCGATGCTCGGCCAGGGGCCGTCGAAGCGATTGCGCGGGCGGCCTTTCGGGTCGAGATCCTGCGCGAGGGCGAATCGCTGTGGCACGAGATCCCCGTGATTGAGCGCGCGAGTAAGCCAGGATGAGGCGGGACGCGAACTACAACAGCGCGTGCAGCCAGATCGGCGCGCGCCTGAAGGAGGCGAACGCGCTTCTCGGCCGCGCGACGCGGTACATGCTGGAGGAGCGGCCTTCCGAAGCGGAGGACGTGCTCAACGAGTGCAAGATGATCGTCGAAGGGGCGGCCCTGACGGCCCGGTGGGCGGCGCGGCTGCCGGTGCCGAGGGAGCGGGAATGAGGATCGCGATCGTGCTTCTCGCGAACGCGCTGTTTTGGACGGCGCTCTGGCAGCTCGCTTGCGCGATTGCGCAATTCCGATGACCGACAAGACCTCGCCATCGCGGCAGCGGTTGCTGGACTTGGCGAAGAAGCTAGAGGACAGGGTTCCTCTGACGCTGAAGGAAAGACTCTTTCTCGCGGGCGCCCTGTGGGCGATCAGTCTTGGGGTAGACGCCGATGAGGCGTTTTGGCTTAAGGACCATAAGCCCAGGTAGCTCAGTTCGGTAGAGCGCTGCGTTGAAGGCGCAGGCGTCGGAGGTTCGATTCCTTCCTTGGGCACCATCCAACATGCGAAATTCCTCGACCGATTGCGCGGGTCGAAGCGCGGCCAGTGGGCCTTCGCCTACTGGCTCAGCGCGCAAGGCTATTGGACGATGATTCCGCCGATCAAAGAAGCGCCGACGGCGGCCGAGCACAAGAAGTATCGCGACAACGGCGACGTGTTCGCCTGGGAAGAGGGCGGCCCGAGGCTGCGAATCGAGGTCAAGACACTCGGGATCGTGTTCACCGGGCCGAGGGATTGGCCCTATCGCGAGGTCTTCGTCGCCAGCGAGGCTTCGGTCCGCCGCGCGATCGGCGACGTCTACGCCTGGGTGAGCGTGAGCGATGATCTCGCCGCAGCGGCGATCGTGGAAGAGGCGACCTCGGACGAGTGGTACGTCCGAACGTGCCCGGTCAAGAACACTGGCAACGTCGAGAGCAATTTCGCCTGTCCGCTGGATCTGGTGAACTTCGTCAAGCTTGACGTCTAGGTTCCCCGGTTAGGTTTTCGGAAGCTCTTCGTCGAATTTCTTGTAAGTGAAACGGTGCTGTCCCTCGCTCGGCCCCTCAATGAGGTGGCGCGGAACGACATACGAGCCCCGCGTCTCATCCACGATTCGGCGAACCAGATCCGCGAGCGTCGAGGCGCGCTTGTCGGCCTCGGTTTCGAGCCAGTGAACGGCCTCGTGCGAAAAAGTGACGCTGATCCGGGTAGTGTGTTCTCGTGTCATATCAGCATTTTATCGACGCCCTGGTGATGCGGCAAGGCGCGCGGCGTAGTTATGCACCGAAAAATCGCTTGACAGCACCACATGCGCGCATATTCTGCTCCCGTTCGCGCAGAGCTTCGGCTCGACAAGACGCGAAAAGCAAGTGGGAGTGCGTTTCAATGGTAGTTGTTCCATTTCGCCGGACGTTCGACCTGTCGGACCCGGAATCGCTCAAGTTCGATCTCTCCAATTTCCGGCCGAAGGAGATGATTGCGCTGGTCGAGGCGTTCGAGGCCGACGTCAAGGCCAACCCGACGCTCGGTCCGCTGCCGGTCCCGACCGGATGGGTGGACATCACCCCGACGATCGCGATCGATCTCCTGCGGCGCAATCGTCCGGGGGCCAACCGCAAGGTCGATCCGGCCACCTGCAACTATTACGCCCTGCAAATGGTGCAGAAGGAGTGGAAGGCGACCGGCCAGCCGGTCCTGATTGACAATGCTGGCCATCTGGTTGACGCCCAGCATCGTCTGTACGCGATCATCATCTCGGGGGAGACCATCCGGAGCTTTGTCGTGACGGATGTTGAGGCGATCCCGAACTTGTTCGCCTACATCGACAACAGTCGGCCGCGCACTTTGGCGACGGCGTTGCAAACGGCTGGTTTTAATGGCGCCGGATCGCTCATCGCCAAGGTGTTCAAGCTCGCCGAGGAGGTCCGCCTGGGCGTGTTCGATCCGACTGGGTTGGAGCGGCTGCCGCGCCTCACGCCAGCCGAGGCTCTGGCTCTCACCGCGCGCTATCCCAACGCCAAGGACGCCGCTCGCGCTGCGGCCTCGGACTGGTCGAACGCGGTCTCCTACCTTAGCGGGCGTCGCAAGGATCTTGTCGCCTATCTCGGCATGCGGATTTCCGATCTGCATGGGTTCGAGGCGGCCGACGCGTTTTTTGAGGAGTTGGTGGGCGATGACGTGCGCTCGTCCGACGATCCGATCGGCGCGCTGCGCAAGGTGATCGACAAGGACAATCGGGCCACCAAGCCGATGAAGCGCCAGGGCATCTTGGCGGCGATGATCCTGGCGTTCAACGCTTGGCACAAGGAGGTGCCGCTCAAGGGGCGCTGGATGCAGCAGATCAACGAGGGCTTCCCGATCCTCGATCCTCCAGAGGAAGCGGTGGCCGCCGAGTAATTCGGTTGGGGCGGCCTTTGGGCCGCCCTTCTTCTGTCTGGAGGGATTCAATCATGGACACTACTGAAATCTGGTCGATGCTGGACAGCGGCGTCGAGTTCAATTCGGAGGACTATCGCGGTGCGCCGTCCGCGATCCGCGCCTTGCTGGCGGTGCGGCTCGTGCGCCGCACGGGCATGAATCCGGACGTCGCCAACAAGGTCGTGAAGGTCGCGACGTCGACCTACTACCGGATGCTCAGCATCGAGAAATACGGCGGCCGGGAGGCTGTCGACGCGGTCCTAAAGGGTAAGGTCCCGATCGAGGTCCAGTATCGGCGAACCAGACCAGCGAACGCGCCCAAGCTCAAGCGACTGCCGAAGGCGCAGCGCCGCCGGTTCGTTCGCGAGCGGCTGGCCGCTCCGGCCTATCGGCATCTGACCCGCAAAGAGGTTGATCCCGAGTTCAATGGCACGGCGACCGAGTTCGTTGACAAATATGGGCACGTCCAGGCCGAAACGGCTGAGCAACGCGCAGCGGGCCGGTTCACCGCCTGGGTCTTCAACGTGCGGGCGCTCGTCGGCGCGGCGAAGCGGCTGCCGGGATGGCCGGAGGTCGATCACAACTGGCTGCGGAGCCCGAAGGCGCGGGACGCCCCCAGGCTGGCCGAGGCGCTCGACTATCTCAGGCCGCTGCTTGCCGAGGCGGAGGCGCTTCTCGCTCGGGCGAATCTCGCGATGACGGGTTCGGACCTGTCAGTTCGAGAGCCCGCTGAGCCGCCGGAGGCTTGTACGACCGAGTGAGCTGGTCCCATGTCCGCCCGCGCGAGCAACGGCGGCTCGCACACTGACGAGGAATGGCGCGCGCAGCTGCGGCGCCAGTTCTACCGTTGCAACAACCCGTTCTGCATGTGCGATCTGCGGGCGGACGGCGTCGTCGTCCACCGCGACCACTTCGTCCCGGTGACCAGCGGCGGCCGGGACGACATCTCGAACATCAGGGCGATGTGCGCCCCCTGCAATCTGCGCAAAGGCGCGAAGGCGTGGCGCGTTTTCCTGGCCGAGGAACGCCTCGCGCGCAGTCTCCGCCGTCGGGGCTTGCCCATCTGGCGGATCGGCTCCGTCCTGCTGTTCGCCCTCGGCCTGATCAAAGGCCTCGTCGCCGTTCCCCTGGCGATCGTCTTCATCGGCTTCCTGTGCTTAGCCATATTCGGCCTCGGCTGGATCTCCAGGCTGCTCAATGCCTTCCTCGGCGGCTTCGGTCTCGTGCCGCTGCTCACCTGGGCGTCGCGCGGCCCCAGTATCGAGCGCGTCGGCGCCCTGCTCGGAGCCCTCCTGATGATCGTTTTGATGACCGGAGGGGACGCGCGCGTCCGCGATATCGGTTTCGGCACGCATCCCAAGCCCAGGCATGAGGCGGGGCCGATCGCGATCCCGCGCGCCGCCTCGCTGCCGCAGAAGGTGCCGTGGCCGCCGAAGAGGCCGTGGTACATCGATCAGCCGTTTGTTATCCAGAAGGCGAGCTAGTCGCGGAGACGCTTGACAAAGCAGTGGTTGCCGGGTAATAGCTGGTAGGCTGGCCAACCAGCTATGGAGAACCATGATGAGTCGAGAATTAGGGAATGACGAAGGCGGTGAGGAGTTTCGCGGTGCGATTGACGAGAAGCAGGCCAAGGCCGAGATCGCGGCGGGCCTGCGAGCGCTCAAGGAGCTGAAAAAGACGGCTGGCCATAATTGGAGCAATGGCTGGTCGTTCGTGGTCCGGGGCTGGCGCGGGTTGAGGGAGATCGCCTTCAAGCGCGCTGGCAGTCGCAACCCGGTATCCCAGAACTACCGCGACGCGATGAACGGCTTGCTGCAAACCGCGCAGCATTCCGAATACAAGGACATCCCGAAAGACACGCGCGCGGCGATGACGAAGCTCATCGGGCATATTGATGAGATCGACGCTTGGTATGCCACGCTGTCGACGTGGGAAAAGGAGCGTTGGACGAACCCCCAGACGATCGTGAAGCACTGCCCCCCGCACTTGCTGGTGGGCTCGCGCCACAACGTAGGCCGCAGGGGAAGGTCCGGGCCGAAAAAGAAGAAGGGCAATCCCGAGGCGGACACGTTGCGGAAGCTCCTCATTGAGCTGGTGAACAAGTACGTAATGCCGGTCGATGTAGAGGCGGCCAAGGGGTACCTTGAGCGGCTCTACCAGACCGATCCGGATGAGAGCCTCGACGACATTGAGGCCTTTGGCGACGAGGAGGCGGAGGCCTAATCGGCCATCCGCGAAACGACAGACCGGGTGAACGGGCGTCCGGTCGAACTAACGAAGCCCTGGTTCGCCAGGGCTTCACGCACCGCGTTGAGCGACTTGCCGGTCGAGCGCAGCTGGCGCGCCACCTTGACCATCTCCGGGTCCATCTCGGCCCAGCTCTTGCGGCCCTCGCATTTGCCGGTCGTCTCCTTCTTGCGCTCGCGCGCGCCGCGCAGTTTGGCGACCGTCAGCGCCTTGTCGAACTCAGCGACCGCGCCCAAGATCTGCCGGATCAGGACCGCCGTCGGCGTGTCGTCGACAAAGCTCGACGGCGAATCGACGGCGATCAGCTCGACGCCCAGGCCTTGAAGCAGCCGCCAGCCGGTCTCCTGCACCATGAGGTCGCGGGCGAAGCGGTTGGCGGTCTCGACGAGGATCGTGCGGACGCCGTTCGAGGTGATGCGCTGAAGCAGGAGCTTGAAACCCTCCCGCTGGTCGAGCGGATCGGCGCCGGAGACGGCGGCGTCGTAATATTCGCCGACGATCTCGATGTCGTTGCGCGCGGCGAAGGCGCGGACGGCGCTCTCCTGGCGGGCGAGCGAATCCTTGTCGACGCCGACGTTGGTGGCGGACGAGGTTCTGAAGTAGGCGACGGCTTTTTTCACTGCTAAACTCCTGTTGGCGACCGAGTCGCCTTTCTCCTGTTGACGAAACGGGGCCGTCGCGAATCCGCAGGCGCGGCGGCCTTTCGTCTGTGTCCCTATATGGCACATATCGAGACAGGTTGCAAGTTCTGCAAATTTTGCGCAAGCTGCAAATCGATGGGTCTCTCGTCCCATCCGGGCGGCCTCCAGGCGAAACCCGCCCCCCGGATGTCGCGGTGGGGCCGCCCGCCTTTTTTGGAGGAAACTCAGTGAGCGAAACGACCGAAATTGTTGAACGATTGAACCGTTTGTTGAAGACGGTCAGCCGGGTGATCGGGCTCGATATCGAGGTCGAGGAATCCGGCGATCACCTGATTTTCATCGACGCGGACGGCGAGCCGATCACGAATGACGGGGAGGAAATTATCGCCGCGACGCCGCAAGAGCTTGAGGCGAAGACGTTCCTCGTCGACTTCCCGGTTCGGGCGTTCCGGGCGGGCATGATGGCGAAGTATCAGGACATCTCCAGGGCGAGGTCAGAGCTATGAGCGTATTTCTGGACGAGCTGGACGAGCTGATCGACTCGACGATCGAGGACGGCGAGATGACAAAGGACGCGATCATCGCCGATCTTGAGCTGAAGGTGGCGATGCTCAAGGAGGATAAGGGCGATTCGTGACTGAAGAGCGAGTGGCTCAGATGATTCGGGAGTTCTTTTTGCGTGATGCGAAATGGGAGGTTGATTCCGATGGTTGGCTTTGGCTCGCCGACGCCAACTATGGATTTGATCCTGTTGAGCTAGCCAGGGAGCTTAAGCCATGATCGAGATCGGACGACGCGGATTCTTCACTGGGCTTGCCGCCCTGGTCGCCGCTCCGGCAGTGATTCGCGTCGCGCCGCTCATGAAGATCTCGACGCGGCTCACGCCGCTCTACGTGCCGATCGATTGGCTCGCGGATGCGATCATCGACATGGGGAATCGGGTCGAGAGGATCGAGCTGGAGAAGCATGCGTGGTCGAGGCCGCTGGGGGACAACTGGGTCAACCTCCGCGATTACGATCCTGACTTCGTCCGGCAATGGACCGGCAATGGCGAACTCACGAGTCCGGAGTACTGGCTGTCATGAGCGACGACTTAAATGGCGTGCCGGACAATCAACTCTTGAATCGCGCCGCGCGGCTCAACGCCGAGTTACGTCGAGGGCGTAGACTGGTGAAAGAGGGTGAGGGGATCATCAAGGCAACCATTGGGGAATTTGTCGCCCACCAGAACGAACTCCAGTCTCGGGCGTCTCAACGTCTCGAACAAGCGACAGACAGGTTGGAGACGGTATGAGCGAGCATCAGCTCCGCCAGCAGGCCAAGATCCGCAGCGCTTTCGAGGTGCGGCCCGTTCTCGACAAGATCGCGGGCAAGATCGGCGAGCTGCACGGCGTTGTGCTCGGCGTCGGGCACACGCCCGAGGGTTTGTTCTTCATCAACGGCATGGGCGAGATCGTGCGCGACGGCCCGGTTCACTTGATCGCGTGCAGCGACGAGGAGATCGCGACCGGCGATTTCCTCAAATATTTCACGCCGCGCTGCTTCTACGCCTCGTTGTGCGAAGCCTTCGCGCAAGAGTACGTGCGGCGTCAGATGGGCGGCGTCAATTGACCGATGACGAAGAGGCCGCCATCGCCGAGTGGAGCCGCGCCTCGCTCGACCTCATGGAGCAGCTCCGGCCCTTCCTCGCCGGGAAGGGCGCAGAGGTGCAGAGCGCGGCGCTCGCTGATCTGACCTCAATGTGGCTTGCGGGCATGTTCCTCACCGACAAGGATACCGGAGAGTTGAAACGGCGCGCGACAGACCGGATGCGCGCGCACGCGCTGAAGGTGTTCGTCAAGTCGGTCTTGGAGCTGATCCCGGTCAACGAAGAGCTGATCACCAAGCCGATCTTCGACCGGCAGAGGGCGCAGTGATGGAGAAGCCCCAGCCAGGGCCGACCGGCGACTTCCCGCACGGCAAGCTTGGCCCGGACGACGAGGGCGGCATCAACATCGCCCTTAGCCACCACAACGCGCCGGACGGCACCCCTATGGTGCGTTTCGATTTCGCCAAGCCGGTCGCTTGGCTGTCTCTGCCGAGCACTCACGCGGTTGCGTTTGCGTTGCTCATCCTGAAGCATACTGGAATCGAGGTGGAGATCGGCGATGCCAGCGATCTTGGAAAAAGCCGTTAAAGCGATCAAAAAGTCGAGCCCTGACGTCAACCCGTGGGCCGTCGGAACGGCTACCCTCCAGCGCGCGGGTGAACTCAAACCGGGGACGAACCAGCCCACCAAGCTCGGCGTGAAGCGCGGCAAGATGTCGCGCAAGGAGAGGCACGCGAAGCCGCTGGCGATCGGCGGCGCGGCGAAGCGGCCTTCGCTCGGGAGAGCGACTCGATGATCAAAGCGACCGCGATGTTGGAAGGCCGCCAGATTCTGGTGATCGGCCTTAGCTTCGGCAACCTCGACAAGTTCCGACGTGAACCGGGAGATACGTTTATCAAGATCGACGGCAAGGCGATGGATCTGCCGATCGACGTGCTGATCTTCTCCGGCGAGACCGAGGCGGATATGGCGCATCTGATGCCGATTGGACCCGACACGAAGGTGCATCGTGGCTGACGAACAGGAACCGACTCAGCCGCCGCCGCCCAAGGCCGCCAAGGCAGTGGACGAAGGGCTCGCCGCCTGGGCGAATCTCGTCCATGACCATCTTACGACGCAGAGCGGCGTCCAGATCGTTGGAAAGGCTGGTGGATCGGTCCATTTCAAGTTTAGGGGCCAGACCTTCTCGGTGCATGTTCGACGCACCTCTTGACGATTAGTCCAGTCGATGCGCGAAATCCCCGCCCGCAAGTAGGCGAGGAACCTCCCATGGCACAGCAACCACATCGTCCGGCGGCGCCCAGTAGGCCTGCGCCGCCGCAACCGTCTCGACATGAACCCCCGCGCCATCCGGCGCAGCCCCAGGCTGCCCGTCCTGGCGTCGCCCAGCGCGACCAGCAGCCACGGCCCGATGAGCCCGATCAACCGCCGCCCGAAGAGAAGGTTGTCGACCCGGCCGAGGCCGGTCAGCTCTTCCGCGCTGGCCACCGCCTCAAGAGAAAGGGCGATCCGCCGGACAAATGGTTCGCGGCGTTCCGGCTGCACAATACGCTCGTCATCTGCTACCCCATGGATGAGGAGATCGAAAAGAACGTATTAGACCAAGAGCTGGTTCTCGCGGACGATCCGCCGGGACAAAGCGGTGGGACGCCGATCTATAATCCACCTCTCTAACGGAGGTCCGCCGTGGCTGGACTGGGGGGACTCGGCGCAATCAGGCTGCCGCCGTCGCCCATCGACGGCGGTCCTGATGATTTCGATGACTTAGCGACACGATTCGCGCCGAAGGATATCGATCTCGATTCCGACGACGGCGATATCGACTACGACAAAGCCACGAAAATTGAGACCGACGACGGCGGCGTCATCGTCTACATCGGTCCCAGGCGCATCCCGAAAGAAGATACTGAGTTCGACGATAACCTCGCCGAAGCTCTCCCCGACACTCAGCTCAACGCGCTCGCCGACGAGCTGATCCGGCTCATCGAACAGGACAACGAATCCCGCCGCGAGTGGCTCGACACGCGCGCTCGCGGCATGGAGCTGATGGGCCTGCGCATCGAGGCGATGAGGTCGAACGGCTCCGACGGCAGCGCGCCGCTTGAGGGCCAGTCGCAGATCCGGGCGACGCTACTGGCGGAAGCGGTAATCAGATTCGGTGCCAACGCCTTCGCCGAGCTGTGCCCCAGCGATGGGCCAGCCAAGGTCTCCGAAGATACATCTGGCTCGACTGAAGATCTCGACACGCTGTCCAGTGCGCTGGAGCACGATCTCAATCACTACCTGACCGTCACCGATAAGGTTTGGGTTCCCGACACGGACCAGATGCTCCTCCGAGTGGGTCTCGATGGTTGTGTCTTCAAGAAAATTTATCATGACCCCATCCTGAGACGGCCGGTCAGTCGAGCGGTGTTCGGCGATGATCTGATCGTCAACAATTCGTCGACCTCGATCTATGACGCGGGCAGGATAACGCATCGCGTGTTCATGCGCCCCAGCATGATTCGCCGCATGCAGCTCGTCGGAGCCTATCGCGACATCAAGCTCAGCGATCCTGGGTACATCGAGAAGGGGCCGATCGAGCTTCAGGGCGAGCAAATTTCAGGCATCCGCAAGTTCGACAGCTGGGAACAAGACGATCGCGATCACGAGATCCTCGAATGCTACTGCGAGCTGGACCTAGAGGGGTTCGAGCACGAGACCGACGGCGAGGCCGACGGGTTGGCGGTTCCCTACAAGGTGGCGATCCACAAGGAGACAAGAACAGTCCTCGAACTCAGAAGGAATTGGACCGAAGAAGACGAGATGTGTCTGCCAAAGACGTTCTTCGTCCAGTTTCCATTCATCCGTGGGTTCGGATTTTATGCTATTGGCCTCAGCCATCTACTTGGCAATATTACAAACGGCATCACGGCTGCTTGGCGAGAGATCGTCGATGCTGGCATGTTCGCGAATTTTCCAGGCCTTCTAGTTGCGAAGGGCGCGGCTAGACAGAATAACAACATATTCAGGATTCCGCCAGGGGGTTCGGCCGAAGTCGAGACCGGAGGTTTGCCCATCCAACAAGTTGCGATGGGCATGCCGTACAAATCACCAGACGCGGTCTGGACGAGCTTCGTTCAGCAGCTCAATCAGGAGGGCAAGAGCCTCGGCGGCACGGCCGAGATCATGGTGGGCGAGGGCCGCCAGGACGCGCCCGTCGGCACGACGCTCGCCCTCATCGAGCAAGCGATCAAACCGCTCATGGCGACGCACAAGAGACTGTGCGCGGCCCAGTCCGACGAGCTTCAGCTCCTATGCGAGCGCTTCAAGGAAGATCCCGAGAGCTTTTGGCGCTCGAACAAGCGCATGGCTTGGGATTGGGACTCGCAAGTCTTTCTCCTGGCGCTCCAGCGAAGCGAAATTGTCACGCGCGCGGACCCAAATACGGCCTCGCATCTCCAGAGAATGTTGCGCAACGCGGCCCTCTATCAGATGGCGAAAGACGAACCGGGCGCCTTCAACGTCACGACGATCCGCCGCATGTGCATTCGCGGCATCGGCTTCTCGAATCCGGACCAGTTCCTCAATCCGATGCCGCAGGGTCCGCCGCCGGACCCGAAAGCCCAGGCTGCGATGTTGACGGGCCAAGCGGCGATGCTCGATGCGAACACGAGAGCCGGTCAGCTCCAGCTCGACATGCGCGACAAGCCGCTCGACGACCAGCAGCATCAGGTCGACGCCCAGGTGAAGATGGCGACGGCGCATATGGGGCTGCAAAAGCAGCAGCTGGCGACCAAGACGGCGGGCTTCCAGGCCCAGAACGAGGCCCGCAAGCCGCAAATGGAGCGCGAGAAGCACGGTTTCGAGGGCCAGCAAGCCCAGCTCGACCGCATGCACGATACGGCGACGCAAATGCGCGACCAAGCGCACGAAATGAACCTCGAAAGGGGCGGCTGGGCGCACGAAGATGCGCGGGAGATGCGCTCGCAGCAGCATGAGCAGCAGATGGGCGCGCGCGATCAGATGCACGAGCGGGTCATGGGCGCGCAGCAGCATCAATTCGAGGCTGTGCAGGGCGCACAGGACCGGCAAATGGACGCCGCGAACGCTCAGCAGGACCGCGCGCACGAAGATCAGATGGGGCAGCGCGAACAGGCGATCGAATCGCAGCGCGAAGAGCGCGGCCGACAGCATGAAGACCAGATGACGGAGCGCACGCAGCAGCACGAGCGCGTCATGGGCCAGCAACAGGCCCGTGCGAAGATCCAAGAGGTGAAGGCGCGGCCTCAACCGCAGCGATCGGCCAGCTCGGGCTCAGATCGGCAGAAGCGGGCGAGCGGCGGCTCGGTCCAGCATCAGGTCGAGACGCCCTACGGCACGGCGCGGCGGGCGCCGGACGGTGAATTTTACGTCCAGCATCCTCACACCGGGCAATATTTCAGGATTCGGAGGCGCGCATGAGCCAAGCACTCAATCCCCAAGAAGCCGCCACGCTTTTCTACTCCGGGGAGCCGATGGCGTTCGTCGCCGTGCCCACCGAGAGCTTCGTCTGCGGCCAATACCAAGGCCAGCGCGCCCTGGTCATGCCGCTCCCGTTCGATGACGCGGTCGCGTACTTCACCGAGCATCCCGTCATGCTCTACGACCCCGACGCGCCGACGATGACGGCAACAATCACGGCTGGAACCCCCTACCCCCAGCTTGATAGGAGAGGAAACCATGGTCGAACTCGTTAATGGACAATCTGTCGATCTGAGCGTCGCCTACACCGATTCTCAGGGCGCGCCCGCCCCGGCTCCGGGGCCGGTCAACTGGACCTCGTCCGACACCTCGATCGTGACCGTCTCGTCTGGGGACGAGGACGAGTCGGCGACCGCGACCTCGGTCGCGGAAGGCACCGCGACCATCACCGCCGAGTCGAACGGGATCACTTGCGGCATCGACATGATCGTTGGCGCAGGCGATGCCGTGGCGACTGAAGGGGAAATCACGGCGGGCGAGCCCTACGACACGACGGGATCGCCGGATCAGGGCCTGCCGATCGGCGGCTTGGGCGGTCGTCTGCCCGGTCAACAGCCGCAGCGCCCGCCAGCTCAGCAGGCTCCCGCGCAGCGGCAGGGCCAGCCGGTTGTTAGGACGACGACTGTCAGGCGGTAATGGTTGACGATCTCGGCGAGTACGACGTCCAGCCCGTCGAAGGAAATCCCTTCGGCGCGATGGCGTCGTCGCCGAACGACTATGACGTTGCGCCGGTCGATCACGATCCTTTCGCGGGCGCTGGCGAAAACCCGGCGCCAGACCAGTTCGAGCTAGCGTCTCGGCAGCCCGAGGCGCCAGCCGCGCGCAATATGCCTTACCCAGGCCAGTTCGATCCGAGCAGTGTTTATGCGAAACCGCCGCTCGATCCCCGCGACCGCGATCTCCTCATCAAGACTGTCTACGGCGAAGCGAGTGACCAGCCGACACTGGGTCAAGCGGGGGTCGCGCACGCCATCCTGAATCGGGTCCGCGCTGGCGGCTACGGCCAGGGGATCGAGGGCGTCGTCCACGCGGGCGTCCCGAACCCTCGCGATGCTGCGCGTGGCTTTCACGAGTTCTCGCCTTGGAACCCTCCGGGAGTGCCTGAAAGCAACCCCACAGCGCAGAACCTTTCCCCCGATTCCAGAGACCCGCGTCTGGCCAAGGCCTACCGCGACATCGGCACTGTCGTCGATGATGTCTATGCGGATCGCATCCCCGATCCGACGCACGGCGCCACGCACTACTACGGCTACATGCCGCATCCGCCGCCATGGGCTCCGGCGCTCGCCAAGCAGAACCGGGTCAAGATCGGCGGCCAGACCTTCGTCGGCGGCGCGGAAGGCCCCGGCCGATCGATGCAGACGGCCACCGGCTACGCGGGCGGCGCCCCAGTGCAGCTGAATGCGGATCTGAGGCGTCGCCTCGCGCTGCTGACCCGGCCTCGATCTGGATTCGCCGACGGCGGGCCGCCGGACCCGAACGATCCCAACAATGCTGCGTTCGCCCAGATCGAGGGGCAAGCGCGCGCGGTCGACGCCAATGATCCTACGGCGCCCGCTCCAGCTCCGGCCCCCGCTCCGACAACTTGGTACGGGAGGTGGGGCCAGACGCTTGGGGATGAACTCAGCTCTGTAGGGCCAGCGGTCAGCGCGGCGACGGAAGGCCTCGGGAAGTTCGGCGCCAGCGTCGCCGCCAACCCGGTGGGTTATGGCCCGCTGAGCTTCCGCACCATGAGCCCGGAGAGCGAGGCGCTCCTCGGCCGCGATTTCACCGGGATGCTCGATTCGCCGATGCTCGGCGAGGTGGCTGGCATGCCTCGGGCGCCGGAGGCTGTTGCGCCGCGCGTCGGGGCGACGGGCTCGGATGTCTCGGCTGGCGCGTCCGCGTCTCGCGCGCAGATCATGGACATCAACGGCGTCAAACGTCACATCGATCCTGAGTTCCCCGAGAGCCGCGTCGGAACCGCAGTCCCGTGGAAGGAGGACGCAAACGCTCCGATCGATGCCGAACAGGCCGCTCATGCAAACAACGACGCGCATGTCGGCATGGAGTTGGCGGATCAAGTGCCGAGCTATGGCAAATCCGTCGCCAATATGGTCCGCAACGGCAGGATTCCCTACGTCAAGGTGGCGCCTGGGGCGAGCGACGCGGCGGTGCAAGAAGCTCTAATCGAGCACATGAAGAACAATCTCCTCGGCCTCTACAACCGAGTGAGCGGCGCCGTGCGCAGCGGCTCGAAACTCTGGTACGAGGGCGCGAATAGCCGATCGCAAGGCATCGCTCAGACCCACGATATCCCGCACGAGAACGCGGCTGGCGTTGTCGCGGCGATGTCGCCGCAGAAAGACTGGGACCAGAACGTCGCGCTCGCGGACTGGGTGGCTCATACCGCTGGCACGACCGCTGACGACGCCACGATGAGCCCGCAGATGACCGACTGGGTCAATAAATACGCTCTCCGCAAGGATTCGGAGCGCGTCGTGACCGACCCGACAACGGGCAAGGAGACGCGGTTCAACGCGAGAACCGGCGAGCAGATGGCGCCCAATTCAGTCAGCCGGGAGGACGTTCAAAGGCAACTTGCCGAGGTCAATGGAGTGCCATGGGGTCAGATGGACCCGGACCAGAAGGCTTTCTACACGCGCGCCTATTACGAGGCGCACGGGCCGCCCGATCATCTGATCGCGACCGATGACCAGACCGGCGAAGCCTCGCACTGGATCGATGACAAGCTCGACCGCAAGTACGGCTATTACATCAACAATCCGGACGGGACCCACAACGGCGTGCTCGCGCGTTACGGGGATGAGTTCCCCAACAAAAAGGGCCAGCCGATCCCAGTCTCGTGGGGCTCGACCGGCGAAGTCTCGAACGCCATCAAGGCGTTTGGCGCGAACAGCATGAGCGACATTTCAGAGGCGCTCGGCGGCGGCCACAAGGTGCGCTCGTTCTTCAACAACATCATCGCGCCATGGTCGCAGAAGGGCGATGTCACCAGTGACACGCACGCCGTGGCGGCGGCCCTCTTACGCCCGCTGGGCGCGGGCTCGCCGGAGGCCGCGTCTGGTATGGGCGCCGCTAGTCCGGGCAATGCCGAAACGGGGCTCAATGGATTTTATCCGCACGTCGCCGAGGCTTATCGCAGGGCGGCTGCGGAGGCGGGGGTTCTGCCGCGCGAGCTGCAATCCATTACGTGGGAGGCGCTTCGCGGCCTTTGGTCAGCGAGAGAGAAGAGCGCCAAGTCGAACGTGAGGACGGGCTTTGTCTCTCAAACCGACGCGACCAACGGCATCTGGCAGCGTTACGCCAACAACCAGATGACGATGCAACAGGCTCACGACGCGATCCTCGGCCCGCAGGGCGAGAGGATCAGAGCGCCGCGATGGTTCTCGACCTTTCAGCCCTGACCTCGCTTGCGGAAGGGCGGCGGCATCATGTCCTCGACCTCCGGCGGCACTTGATCCGGAACGTCATCGAACACGTAATTGCGTCGTAGCCACCTCTCGCGCGTGAGCGGCTCGCCGCTCTTAAGCATGCCACGGACGTGTGGGCTCGTTCTCGCCCATTGCTGCCAGTTCGGATGATTTCTCGGGGGTAGCTGTGCCATCGTCTCGACTCCGTTTGCACCAACTGCAAATGTAAGGGCTCTTTCGCGCAATTGCAATCGGCGCCATAAATCCGCGCGTGAAAGGCTGGACCCCAGAGAGGGTTCCGCCATGGGCGAACATTCACAGAAAGCCTTTACGGCCGACAAACTGAAAAAGTTTGAGGTCTCGGGCAAAAATGGCGGCGGTTCCTCAAGCGGGGATCGAGCCGCACGGGCGGATAATTTCGGGAAGACCGCCGCCCACCAGAGCGATTCGTCTACGTCGGCTTTTGCCGCTGGCGGAGCTGCGAAGGCGCCGTCGCTCGGCCGCGCCGGTCGCGCGAAGGGCGGGCGCATCAACCGTCCCGCCGTGGCCTCGGCGGACTTTGGGAAGTCGAAGACCGGCGGCAACGCCCCCGGCAAGATTCCGGACAACGAAGGCGGCAAGGCCCGCAATCTCTCCATGCTCACCGACGGCGGGCCTCGATCTTATGGCGATCGGCCGCTGATCGTTGGGCATGGCGACGAAAACGCCCTGCGCGCCAGGGGCGGCAAGATCAAGCGCGCCAAGGGCGGCCGGATCGGGAGGCAGCTCGGCGGCGGATTGGGTGGTCCTCCACCGCAGACGCCTCCAGGCATGCTCGCGCCACCTCCGCAGGGCCAGATCCCTGGCCTACCGGGCCTGGGCCGCGCCAAAGGCGGCCGAACCAATCTCGCGCGCGGCGGCAAGGCCAAGGGCGCCAAAGGGAAGACCGTCGTCAACGTGATCGTGGGCGGTAAGGATCACGATCAGCCGCCGCCGCCCACGCCGCCGATCATGCCGCACCCGATGGTGCCGCCGCCGCCGCCACCGCCGCCGCCGCAGGGGGGCATGCCGCCTGGGATGCCTCCAGGCATGCCGCCTGGGATGCCCCCAGGCGCTGGCGCCGCGCCTCCTCCGCGACCGCCCATGCCGCCTCCTGGCGGGATGCCGCCTGGGATGCCTCCTCCGGGCATGGGCCGCGCGCACGGCGGGCGAATCTCCGAGAAGTTCGGCGCGGGCTCCGGCCGAGGCCGCCTGGAGAAGACCAAACGCGAGAACAGCGGGAAGGTGATGTTGTCCGAATGAGCGCAGAACAGGTGCGGGGAGTTCCGATCGGGGCGACGGGTGAGGCTGCGGGCAGGACGTTGTCGACCGCGAATGTCGCCAGCGAGAGCGACGAGCGCACCGTCAACAACGCTGTCCGTCACCAGTACCGCGTGCTCTCCGATCCGGAGAAGGCGGCGATGGTGCGCCTCAAGGATCTCGGCCTCGGGTTCCTCAAGGCGATCGACGATTGCGTGCCGGTGGGCCGCGAGCGCTCGCTCGCCCGCACCAAGGTGGAGGAGGCGGTCATGTGGGCCGTCAAAGGCCTCACGCAATGATCGAGCGGAGCTGTCCGCGCTGCGGCAAACCAGTGAAGGGAACCGGCAGGACGGGAATGTGTCGGGCTTGCGCGTGCACCTTGTCGAACAAGCGCCGGGACTTCAATCCGTGGAAGCATCCGCACGCGTATCGCCATCGCACCCGGCGCAGCGCGCCCGTCACCTTGGCGGGGAGCGCCGAATGACCGAGCTGGGCGACCGATTCCGCGAGTTCGCGGCGCTCTGCGACAGCCAGCCGAAATTCGTCGCGGCGGGCATCGTCGCGCGGCCGAACGAGACGGTCGTCGCGGTGTTCACCGAGACTGAAGATCGAGCCCCCGAGACGGTCGCGATCGGGCTCTATCACGGCGTCATGACGCCGACTGAGCACCTCGACTATTTCCGCGAAGCGGAGACCGCCTGATGGACGCGATGTCGATCTTCGTCGCGAAGAAACTGACCGAGCGGATCGAGGCGAAGCAGAAGGAAATGCTGCGCCCGCTCATCAACGGCGCGGCGGCTGACTTCCCCGACTACAAAAAGCGCGCCGGATATCTGGAGGCGCTTGGCCACGTCCTCGAATGGATCGAGCAAATCGACAACGAGGAAGACGATCAAGGAAGAGGACCCCTTGCCCGCGCATCATAGGATCATAACCCTCCACATCGAGGACCCCCGCGATACCATCTGGAACGGCTGCGGCGATGATCTCGAAAAGGTCGATCCGTTCGCTCAGCAAGTGCTGATCGCGACCTACATCCGGCCCGCGACCCGCACCGCAGGCGGCCTGGAGATCGCCGAAGAGGCGGTCGACGAGGATCGCTACCAGGGCAAGGTGGGGATGGTCCTGAAGAAGGGGCCGCGCGCCTTCGTCGATGACGGCATCGTCAAGTTTTACGGACAGGACGTCGAGCCAGGAGACTGGGTGGTCTATCGGGCGAGCGACGGCCTCAAGGGGATGATCGGCGACCGCGAGGTGCGCTTCATCAACGACGTCTCCATCAAGGGCAAAATCGATCACCCAGATGCGTGGTTCTGATGGCCAGAGTAACGGAAGACCCCGAGCAGCAGACGCATTTCGGCGCGCTCATCGACGAACCTGACGAAAGCCTCCAGCCGGAGGACCGATTAGAGCCAAAAACCGTCGTCGTCGGCGGCATTCCGGTCCGCAGCGGCGACAAGAAGCCAACGCCCAAGGCGGCCGACGTCGAGGTCGAGCTGCCGATGCGCGCCTCGCCGGAGCCGGAGGCCGAGGACGAGGGCGTCCTTGAGCTGAAGCGCCAGCTCTCCAACCAGATGGCGATGACGAATCGGGCGGCCGAAGTCGCGCGAAACGAGCATCAGGCCCGCATCCAGGCCGAGCGCGGCCTCACGCAGTCGAATGTGCAGATGGTCGATGCCGCGATCGAGTCGGCGAAGCGCGATTCCGAGCAGGCCAGAGCCTATTTCCAGGGCGCGCTCGATCGCGGCGACCACAGGGGCGCGTCTGAGGCCCAGGTTCTTCTCTCGGACGCCCGAGCGAACCTCCTGCGGCTGATGGAGATGCGCGAAGGCGTCGTCGCCGAGGCGCAGCAGCAGCCCCAACCGCCGCGCCAGCAACCGCAGCCGCGCCAGCAACCGCAGTACGCGGACCCGGCGCAAGTGATGCAGGCGAACGTACATAGGCTTTCCGGTCACCTCGACCAAACGGGCTTCCCGAAGAGCGCCGAGTGGATCAGGAGCCACCCCGAGGCGGTCAGGGATCAGGCCGGGATCGATGGGATCGACGGCGCGCACCGCATCGCCGTGAACAGGTTCAAACTCATCCCCGAAACGGACGCCTACTTCGACAAAATCGAGGAATTGCTTGGCGTGGGAGACGCACCGCAGATGACACAGACCCGCCAGGGCCAGCGCCAGCTGACCCAGAGCCGCATGGCCGCGCCAGCGCGCGCCGAAGCGCCGAGCCTGCGCACCGGCCGCCCTCGCGGCACGCCAGTCGCGCTCACCGCCCGCCAGCGTGAGCACGCCCGCGACGTGCTCGGCATGAGCGACGAGGAATACGCGGCCGAACTGGTCGACGCGCAAGGGCGCGGCAAGATGTTGGGAGCCCGGTCATGACCGATTTCCAGGGCGAAGAGGGCTTCATGGGCGCACGCACTGCGCGCCCAGGCTATCGCGATCTCGACGCGGACGAGGCGCGTCCTGGCTACGTCGATCACATGGACCGTGCGCGGCGCAGGATTAGCGAGCTGCGCGCCCAGTACGGCGACATGGACGACGACAACGACAGCGACGTCTACCTCGACCGTTTCTATGCCGAATCACCCCCCGGCTGGACCTACGAGTGGAAGACCCACACGGTTTTTAACAAGACGTTCCCTCACTACACGACGCAGCTCCTGCGCAGCGGCTGGAGCCCGGTTCCGGCCAATCGGCACAGGGAGTTGCTCTATCCGGAATATACTGACGAGAGCATCATTATCGACGGCCTTATGTTGATGGAGAGACCGAAGGAGTTGACAGATCGCCGAAGATTGCGCGAGAAACTGAAGGCCACCGATCAAGTGCGCAATTCGGAAGCGAAACTTGTCGAGGCGCCCGCCGGTACGGCGCCCCGCGACGCTCATCGGAAAACGCAACCTCGGGTGGGGTCCACCGTCGGCCCCATAGGTGTTCCCGACTAGGGCGGTAGGTGAGAGTGCGGCGCTCGTGCTCTCGCTTTGAAGACTGAATGTCTCGTCCGGCGCTCGGTGAGACGAACCCTAAAACCCCGCTCTTGCGGAAGGGATCGTCATCACCATGCCCAACCCCAACGCGCCTTTCGGCTTCGCTGACAGTCACCGCCTCGGCGCCGCCGTCAATTATCAGATGTCGCGGCGCTGGATCAGCGCCAGCAACCCCACCCCGATCTTCACCAACGATCCGATCGTCCAGCTGAGCACCGGCTACGTCGCCCAAGCTACGCCTGGAACGACGCAGATCGGCGGTATCTTCATTGGCTGCGAATACATGTCGATCAGCCAGAAGAAATGGATCGCCTCGCCCTGGTGGCCGGGTAGCGACGCCGTCGTCTCCGGCACCGGCTTCGACGTCCACGCGAAGATCATCGACGACCCCTTAACGGTCTTCAGGGTTCAGCCCAACGGGCAGGCGACGCTCGCGATGATCGGCATGAACGCGCAATTTGCGATCGGCGCGGGCAATACGCAGACCGGCCGCTCCGGCGCGACGCTTGACGTCGTCACCAACCCGCCCGCCGTCACGGCGACCTTCCCGTTCCGCATCGTCGACCTTGTTCGCGATCCGCCGGGAGCCCCCGGTGCGGACCCCACGACTCCGTATAACTGGGTCTACGTCACCTTCAATAATCAGGATTACAAATCCTTGACGGGGATCTGAGGAGGATCTGACCGATGGCCGTCTCAGTCGCCCAGGCTTACGACCTGCTGTTCCCCGGCCTCCGCAAGGTGGCCGGTCAGTATAAGGATCTCGATCGGATCTATCCCAAGATCTATAAGGTCGATAAGTCCTATATGTCCGTCGAGCGTACAGCATCGATGAGGTATTTGGGGCTTGCGGCTCTGAAGAATGAGGGCGGGCCGACTACGTTCGACAATCAAGCGGGCGAGCGTTACGTCTATAATCAGTACCACAAAGAAATTGGGCTCGGTTATGCTTTCACCAGAAAGATGATCGACGATAATTTGTACAAGAGGCAATGGCAACCAAGTAACCTTGGACTACAGAAATCTTTCAACCAGACCAAGGAAATCTATGGGGCCTACCCATTAAACATGGCGACGGTCTACGATCCTACCATTCTTGGGGATCAGCAGCCGCTCTGTTCTTTGAACCATCCGATCGATACTGGCGTCGTTGCGAACCGATTCCCGATCGATATGGATCTCAACGAGGCGTCGCTGCTCAACGCGCAGGCCTCGATTCGCGGCTTGTTCCGAGACAACGCAGGCCTCCGCATGCAGGCCCGCGCCAGGAAGCTGGTCGTTCCGATCGCGCTCGAACCGATCGCCATCCGGCTGCTTCGCACCGTCTTGCGGCCTGGAACCAACGACAACGACGTCAACGCAATCCCCGAGACGTCAGGCGGCATCCCCGACGGGCATCTCGTCCACGACTACCTAACATCGCCGACGGCTTGGTTTGTAATGACGGACCAAGAGGGCCTCCTATACTTGCAGCGCGTAAGCTTTGAACTCGATATGCAGGTGGATTTTACTAGCGACAACTTGCTTGTCAAAGGTTACGAGAGGTACTCATTTGGGTACTTCGACTTTAGATCTATCTGGGGCTCGTTCCCGACGCAATAAAGCTTAGGAACTACGATGTCAGCCTCGGTTTCATCTGGACCGCTCGTCGCCCTCGGAGGCCTAACCGGCGCTCCCCCAGGGCAGCAGCCCGCCGAATATTCGCAGCAGATCGGCCCCAGCATGTTCTGGAGCGGATTCGGCATCCCTGTCATCGGCGGCAAGGCCAACAAGGACAACATCAACCCTGGCGCCATCCCGGCGATCTACGCGGGCTCGCCGATCCAGACCTTGAACTCTGTCCCGGTCCCTGGCGGCGCGACGCTGGCGAGCGGCACGGCCACGAACGGCGTTCCCTTGAACAACGCGGTCGCGTTCTCCGCTGGCATTGCGCCAGGGACGGGCGCGATCGTCAACGGCCAGCCGGTCAGCAACGCGATCGGCCTCGACATCGCGATCGACAAGGCGGCGTGCGCGGCGAACCAAAACATCATCAACCTCTTGGTCGCCTCGCGCCCGAACGTCTGGCGCTACTCCAAGGGCATGTGGCTCGCCCTCGCTGGAGCCGGAGCCGGAGGTTCGACACTGTTCGCCCAGATCCTGGCGATTAACACGGCGATTTGGCAGCTCACGCTCTCGCAGAACGCTGCGGTCACGCAGGCCTCCTGCGAGGTGGGGCTGACGAATCGGTACAGCCTCTATGACTTCGGCAACCCGGCGCCGACTGGCGTGGCCGCCTTTGCATCGAGCGGCATGGGCCGGTTCCTGATCCCCGAGTGCGCCACCGCGCGCGGCGTCGGCGTCACGGGCGTCGCGGCCTCGACCGGCGGCAACATGCTGATCCAGGGGCTCGACATCTTCAACCAGCTCACGAGCGAGGTCATCGCCGTCGGGGCTGGCGCGGTCACGACCTACGGCAAGAAGACCTACAAGGTTTTCCTCTCGGCGACGCCGCAGTTCAACAACGCCACCAACTACACGGTCGTCACCTCGGACTTGATCGGCCTGCCGCTCTCGGTCCTGCCGCCGCCCGCGCCGCAGCCGGTCTTGCTTTTCGGCGGCGTGGCCGAGGCGGGCGTCGTGACCCAGTACGCCGATCCGACCAACCCGGCGACGACGTCGAGCGGCGATCCGCGTGGCGCCCTCCAGCTGTCGGCGAAGGGACCTGTTGCTGGTGCGACTTTCACTGGTCCTGACGGGGCAAGTGTGGTTTCCGTCACTCAGACGATCTCAGCGATGGCGGCGTGCTTCGGGAACATGTTCAACCCCAGCCCGCTATTCGGCGTGACACCCGTCTGAAGGAGGCTTCTATGCGAGGCGAATCTGATCGGGAATGCAGGGCTAACGGCGGCAGCGCCCCCCAAGGGCCGACCGCTTTCAAACGACAGGGCCGCAAGAATATCGAGCGCGAAGCGCGCGGCTCTCACCCCAAGAACACGCCGGACGACGCGACTTCGCGCGGCGACGGACCGCTCTTCCGGGCTGACGGCGGCGCAGCGGTCGTCGATCGCAAGGATGGCGGTGGACTCATCGCGCGCCTGAAGGGCGGGCGTGTGAAGAAGGCTTTCGGCGGCACGATCAGCGGCGGTGGTAAAGCGCCTTCGATGGGTCGAGCCGCTCGCGCCAAAGGTGGCATGGTCAAAGGCGATGTCAGCGTCGGCGCGGATCTTCATCCCAGAACCCATGCCGGTGGTCATGGCCCGAAAGGCCGGAAGATCAACTTGGGGGATAGGATTCCTTAATTCGGAGAGACGCCACAGGTCGATCTTGTCGAACCGGCAGCCCAGCCTTTCATCGGGGCGTCTGTATCCGCATCGCCCGCCCAGTGCGGGCGTTTTTTTTAGGAGTGCGAAATGCGCCCGATCACAGTGACCGCTGGCCCAGCCGCTGGCCCGTCGAGCATGATCCGTCTCGACGAGTGGGCGGACGCGCCTGTCGGCGTTCAGGTCTCGGTCCTCTCCGGCGCGCCCAACTTCACCGTCCAGCATTCCTTCGACGATCCAAACGATCTCATTAGCCCGGTGCCTGTCGGCTCGATGTTCTGGGACACGGGGCTCGTCCCGGCCGGAGCTGTCGGCGGAACGGCGGGCCTCACGTTCTCGATGGCGACGGCGCCGCTTTGGATGCGCCTCCTCTTCAACTCAGGCACAGGCCAAGCGAAGATGGTCATTACCCAGTACAACGTCGTCGAGGGATGATGTGCGCGCGATCACCGCCATTGTGCTTCCGGGCTCGGCCAATCTTCAGGCGATGATCCGCATGGACAACTTCGCGACGGCGGTCCTCGGCGGCCAGATCGTCGCCTTGGGCGGCGCCTCGTACACACTCGCCCATTCGTGCGACGACCCAAACGATCTCGTGAGTCCGGTGCCGGTTAACTCCATGTGGTGGGACAACTCGCTCCTGCCGTCCGAGCTACAGGGCATCGTGGGCGTGAGCGGCAGCTTTCAGATGATGGCCACGCCGCTATGGTTCAGGCTTCTCCTCGTCAACGGCCAAGGCTCGGTGCGTTTGACGCTGCTTCAGGTGGGTGAGCACAGCCACTCCAACATCACCTCGGGGCCGTTCGCGCCGCCTGACGCGCCCGACCAGGGGCTGCCGTTCGGCGACAACTTTAGGGCGATGGCGAAATGAGCAACGGCCTCGTCACCCAGCCCAGCAATACGAGCGGGGCTTTCGGCTTCTTTCCCTCGACCGGAGAGGTGACGCTCAACGCGCTCTCGCGGATTCGGATTCGCGGGCCGATGGTCCTCGCCGAGCATCTGCATCAGGCCTGGATGGAAGCGAACCTGATGCAAGTCGAATGGTCGAACCGGGGGCCGAATCTCTGGAAGGTCAGCGAACTGGTGTTCGACATCGATTCCAGCGCTGCGACCTATGCCATCCCCTCGACCACGATCATGGTTCTCAACGTCACGATCGGCATAAACGACCCGCCGAACGAGCAAGAGCTGACCATCACGCCGATGACGCGGCAAGAATACACGATGCAGCCCAACAAGATGCAGCAGGGGCGACCGACGACATTCTGGTTCGACCGTCAGATCTCGCCATCGATCACGCTCTGGCCCTGGCCGAATCAGGCCTATCACTGCCATGTCTGGAGCTTCGGCCAGCAGATGGACGCGGTCCAGCGCGGGGCGATGCAGATGGACGTTCCCTATCGCTGGCTCGACGCGGCGGCAGCCGGTCTCGCGGCGCGCCTCGCGGTGCACTACGCGCAGGATCTTGAAGTGACGCGCGCTGCGATGGCGAAGCAGGCCTACGATTACGCCGCGACGCAGGACACGGAAGACGGCTCGATCTATCTTCTGCCGATGGTGCAGAGCTACTACGATTGAGGTACGCCGATGGGCTATGCATCGCGATCCGGCCGCGCCGTCACCAACCCGCACGCACCGCGCGCGTTTGGCGTTTGTGACCGTTGCGGGCTGTGGTGGAATCTCCACAAGCTCGGCTATCAGTACGAGTGGCAGGGCACCAAGCTCATAAACACGCGCAAGCGCGTCTGCTTGCAGTGCAAGGACCGGCCGAATCCGCAGATGAAGGCGAGGCTGGCGCCGCCTGATCCGGTGCCCGTGTACGATCCGCGTCCCGAGAATTTCATCGCCTCGCGCTTCGACCCGACGCCGATCGCGGGCAACCCGCTCGCGCAGGAAGGACGGCCTCGGCCGCCCATGTCGAATGCGATCTTGACCGATCCGCAACCGGGAGGGCCGATCACAATTGAATAAGCCCTTCCAGCCGCCCATCACGCCCGATCCGACGCTGCCCTCGCCAGCGCCGCCTCCCCCTGTGCCGGGGCCTGCGGTCTTCGGACCGAGCCAAGCGCCGATTAACGAGACGCCGATCTCGATGCTGCCTCCGGCTGCCGTGCTGAGCGGCGCGGAGTGGGCGCCGCTGCTTCAGGGCGGGATCACGGTCAAGGCCCAGCTGACCGCGATGCTCAACTTCATCCAGTTGCCGACGCCGGTCTCCGTCGCTCTGGGCGGAACGGGGACGAGCTTCTTCCCGCTCTACGGCCTTCTCTTCGGTGGCCCGGAGCAGTTCGGCACGATCTATCCCGATCCGGGCGGCGCGGTTCTCGTCGGCGGCGCGCCTCCGCATTGGACGGGGACCGGCGACGTCGGGACCTTCCTTCAGGGCCAGGGCGCGGGCAACGATCCGATCTTTTCGCCGATCGCGGGCATTCCCGGTCCGTCTGGGGCGCAGGGACCGGCAGGGGCGCAGGGCCGCCCAGGCGTGCAAGGGCCGCAGGGTATCGCGGGGCCGACAGGCCTCCAGGGACCGGCGGGCAATACCGGACCGCCAGGACAGCTGACGGTCATCGTCGGCAGCTTCACGAACAACGCCCCCTCGGCGCTGCCGCCGAGCGGTTTGATCCCCCCGAACTGGGATAGCGCGGGGAATCCGCCCGCCCAGGTCCAGATGCAGAAGGGGCAGGGGCTGGTCGACACCGTCACTGCGGATGTCTGGGAGTTTGTCGGCACGGGCTACACGCCGGGAGGCTGGGTCAACCTCGGCGCCGTGCAGGGGCCACCTGGGGCGAACGGCCCGCAAGGCATGCAGGGCATTCAGGGGCCGGGTGGACCGACCGGCGCGGCAGGCCCGCAAGGACAGCAGGGCGCTCTCGGCGCGCAAGGTTTGACGGGTCCGCAAGGCCCTCAAGGCACGCAGGGGCCAGCTGGACCGGCAGGGCCGCAGGGAATCGACGGTCCGCAGGGCGAGCAAGGCCAGGACGGCCTGCAAGGCCCCGAGGGCGATCCTGGGCAGCCTGCTCAGTCCGTGCTCGTCGTCGGCAGCTTCACGGTGAACACGCCGGACATGCTGCCGCAGTCCGGCTTTCTCCCGATCAATTGGGATTCGGCCGGAGTCCCGCCGACAAACATCCAGATGCTCCTCGGGCAGGGGCTCATCGACACGAACACGAGCGCGATCTGGGCCTATGTCGGGACATCGATCTCTCTCACGGGCTGGGCCAATATCGGCAACGCCGTCGGCCCGCCCGGTCCGTCCGGCGCGCAGGGGATTGCGGGTCCGGCAGGCGATACCGGGCCGGAGGGGCCGACAGGGCCGCCCGGACCTCAGGGCTCGGCGGGTCCGACCGGGGGGACGGGGCCAGCTGGCCCGCAAGGCCCAGCAGGGCCAGCCGGAGCGACCGGGGGCCAGGGACCGCAGGGCGCCACCGGATTAACCGGCGCGACGGGGGCAGCCGGGCCGACGGGGCCTCAGGGGCCGATCGGATTGACCGGGCCGATCGGATTGACCGGACCGGCCGGACCGGAGGGGCCGCAAGGCGTTCAGGGGCCAACCGGACTGACCGGACCCACTGGGCCGCAGGGCGTGGCAGGCCCAACCGGACCGCAGGGGATTGCGGGTCCGGAGGGGCCGCAAGGCAACGACGGACAGACCGCGATTATCGTCGGCTCTTTCGGCGCGTCGAAGACGATCGCCGAGCTGCCCACCAACGGCATCATCCCCGCGAACTGGGACGCCCCTGGCGTGCCGCCCGCGCAGCTGACGATGGAACTCAGCCAAGCGCTCGTCTACACGCCCGACGAACATGTCGTGGTCTATGTCGGCACGAGCGTCGTGACGGCCGGATGGGTCGACATGGGGGCGACCGAGGGGCCGCCAGGACCGACAGGTGCGACCGGGCCGCAGGGCGTGGCAGGGCCAGCTGGCCCGAACGGCGCAACTGGACCGGCAGGGCCTCAAGGACCAATCGGCCCGACGGGCGTGGCAGGCCCGACCGGATCGCAGGGGCTACAGGGACCCGCTGGCCCGACCGGCTCGGCCGGACCCGCTGGCGGCACCGGCCCAGCCGGACCGCAAGGCCCCGCAGGACCGACAACCGTCTCCGCGAATGCGGGGAATTTCGCGACGCTCGGGACCGATAACCTCATCTTCGTCCCGACTCCGGTGACCTCGAACGCGGTCGCGCCGACGAATCCTCCTGCGAATCAGCTGTGGTTCGATCTGACGGGCGGTCAGACGTACATCTGGGTGAACGACGGCAACTCAAGCCAATGGGTTGTGGCGAACAACGCCAGCGCCGCGATGCAGGGCTACCTCCCCCTCATAGGCGGCGCACTCAGCGGACCCCTGACCGGCACGGCGCTGACTCTCAGCGGCATGCTGACGGGCGTGAACGCCACGCTCACGGGCGCGCTCGCCGCCAGCGGCGGCGGCACGCTCGGCGGCACATGGACGACCAGCGGCGCTTGGACCTTCAGCAACAATGTGACCGTCAACGGCGCGATCACGACGGGCGCGTTGACGGCCAACAACGGCGTCACGATCGAGGGCACTCTCCCCAGCGGGCCATGGGCGACCTACGGCCAAGTGATCGATGGCGGCACGGACGGGGGATGGATTGCGCTGAACGCTGCGGCGACCGGCACTGCGACAAATGCCGGTTGCGGCATCATGAGTTATGTCGGCGGCCCCACCATGCCGCGCTGGCTTCTCATGCTCGGCAACGGCGCGGCCGAGACCGGCGCCGAGGCTGGCTCCGATTTCCAGATCAACGCTTACGACGATACGGGCGCCAATATGGGCGTTCCGTTCGCGATCGCCCGCGCGACTTTCGGCGCGACCTTCTCCGGCATGCTCAATGCCAACGGCGGCCTGACCATTCAAGGTCAGGTGACGCAAAGTCAGCCTTACGGTGGGCTTGGCCAAGCCAGCCCTGGCTTTACCTATTTCGTCGCTGCGGAAGGTAACGATTGCTTCCTAAGCTTTGTGATCCCCAACTATATCGGGACGAATTTCGGCGTAAGCATGAATAGTTATCTCTACTATGGCGGCTTCTCATTTGGCGCAAACGTCCTCTGGCAGATGTGGTCCTCGCGCGACTTCGCCAATCCGGCTTGCGATTACCGGATCAAGGAGAACATCGCGCCGCTGCCCTCGACTTGGGCGCGGGTCAAGGCGCTGAAGCCGATCAGCTATCGCCAGAAGGAATATTCCCACGCCAGCGCGCCGAGGGGCACGAAACCGCTCCTTGAGGCCGATCCTAGAGAACGCTGGGGCTTTGTCGCTCACGAATTGCAAGAGACGCTCGGTGAGACTGCGGCTCATGTGAACAAGGATCATCCTGATCAGCTTCAGGCGCCGAACACGTTGGCGGTGATCGCGGCGCTAACCAAGGCGTTGCAAGAGGCGATGGCGCGCATCGAAGCGCTGGAAGCGAAGGTCGCCTGATGGCTGCTCTCGATTGGCCAGCCTCGCCCACCGTCGGGCAACAGTATTCGGGAGGCGGCGTCTCGTGGACCTTCGATGGGGTCAAGTGGACGGCGTCTGGACTCTCTCCCGGTTTCCTGCCGCTGATCGGCGGCGCGCTCACGGGCGACCTCTCGATCAGCGGGCCGGACGCGAACACGCTCTCGCTCGCCGCTGCGGGCACCAACTGGCCCGGAGTCAGGTTCACCATCGCCTCTGGGAAGGGCGCGTGGATCGGCTCTTATGTCGGCGCAACCGAGCGCTGGGAGATCGACCTCGGCAACGGCATCGCTGAATCGGGCTCCAACGCGGGCTCGAATTTCCAGATCGCGCGCTACTCCGACACGGGCGTCTTCATCGACGATCCGATCGTCATCAACCGGGCGAACGGCTCCGTCTATTTGTCCCAGTCTCTCGTCGCGCCGAACGTGGTGGGGGCGAACCGGCTCGACAATGGCGACATGCGGATCGACCAGCGCAACGGGTCTGGAAGGAATGTTTCCGGCAGCGCTTGGGTTTGCGATCGGTGGTATTATTTCGGCACGGCGGCGGGGATGATCCAGTGGACACAGATCGCCGCCACGGGAGCGCCTTTGAACGCTGGCTTCCCGTATTGCATGAATTTCAAATCGCTGTCGGCGCACACGATCGCCGCCGCTGATCAATATTTCCTTTATACGGCTATCGAAGCCGACAGAATGAGCGATTTTCGCTGGGGAACAGCGCAGGCGCAGCCGGTCACACTGAGTTTCTGGGCGGAGTCTAGCAAGACCGGCAGTTTCAGCGGCAGCCTTCAGAATTACGCCGGGACGAGATCGTATCCCTTTTCCTTTTCGTTGCCGACCGCAAACACTTGGACGCAGATCAGCATCACGATTCCCGGCGACACGGCGGGTACGTGGATATTAAGCGGCAATGCCGGGGCGCTCTTGCTCAATTTCGATCTTGGTTGCGGCTCGACCTACAAACATGCGGCTGGAGCATGGGCGGCCGGAAATTATTATGGCGTGACCGGCGGCCAAACGATCGTGAACACGAACAACGCCACCTACAACATCACGGCGGTCAAGCTGGAGATAGGCTCCGTAGCAACGGCGTGGCAGCGCAAGACGCTGGCTGAGAGCCTGACCGATTGCCAGCGGTACTACGAGTCTTGCGGATCGCCGCAGGTCCCGATGGGCATAGGCTCTGTTACCGCGTTCACATACATTGGCG